TTTTGCGGTTTGTAAGCTCGGGTTTGTAAGCTCGGTTTTGTAAGCTCGGTTTTGTAAGCTCGGTTTTGTAAGCTCGGGTTTGTAAGCTCGGGTTTGTAAGCTCGGTTTTGTAAGCTCGGTTTTGTAAGCTCGGTTTGTAAGCTCGGGTTTGTAAGATCGGGTTTGATCTAGATTGGTTCACTAATAGTTTGATTGATGGACAATAATTTGTTTAAATAAATAATATCAATTTTTAAATTTTTCTGGACAAATTTATTCCAGAAAAAATATATAGGAAGGATTAATAGAATATATCAATCATTTACAGCACTTATGAATATATTTTGACCGATTATTTCAGGTATATTATTTAGTGGCTGCTATCGAATATCGAATAACTAATAATAAGTTTTTTCCACTTTGATATTCATTTTATTTTTTGGTGTAATATCATTTTAAACATTATAGCAGTTGCACTATTAGATGATTTGATAAATAATAGAATAAATTAAAAAAAATATTAGTATAATAGATTTGATTAAGGATTTAACAATGTCCGATAATATAGAAGCAATAATTGTAGTATTTTTAGTTTTATTATTTGCTATATTAAGTTTACTACCCATATTTGAATTAAAATATAATCTCAATCTTAATGAAACCATACTTGAATTGAATAAATATTGTTCATATAATAAAAGCGAGTTGGGATTTTATAATGTTCAAATTAAAAATACATTTATGTGGAATATGACCAACTATTTATTTGATTTCGATAGAATAACTAATAATTTTAAAAAAGATGGTTCATATGGTACATATGGTGATAATTTCAATGATATTAAAAATTTAAATCGCGATTTAAGTATTGTTGATGGAAAATTTAATATAATGACAATTTATAATAAATATTTACATTATGGTTTACCATTATTTATATTATTATGGTTATATTTTATAAGTCATATTATTTATATAAAATATTATTCTGACACATTGGAAAGGTATACATATAGTATTTATTCTACAGTATATTTATTTATATATTTAGCCCTTTATACAATATTCTTTTCTATAATATTGAAAAAAATAACAGAGATATATGCTGATACGAATGTTTACACATATATTATGTTAATGAAAGAATTGGACATAATAATTAAAGAACAAAATTCTAAAAATAAAGAAGTATTGAAAATATTGAAAGCATATAATAATAATGTTAAATCGGTTGGAGATGTAGCATTTGATATAAATATGTTATATAAATTAACTGAAAAAAATGAAGAACTCAATAATAAAAATGAAAAAATCGAAAATACTGAAAATTTTATAATTACGCTAGAAAATATAAAAAATTTATATGATTATAATAATAAAAAATCATTAGATAAAATACATGATGAAATTATAGATGTAGTAAAATTCATATATACGTATCTAATATTTATAATTGCACCTTTAGTATTATTAACACTAATTCTTCGTGATATTTATATGTATTATATGATTTCTTTTATAGTTTTTTATATAATAGGTATATTAATATATAATGCTTCGGATTTATTAAATTGAAAATATAAATTACTAATATGAAATATACTTACATCTTTTTTTCTTTATAAGTGTTAAAGTAAAATTATTAACTTTTATAATGCGAGTATTATTATTTGTAATATTTATTATAATGATTATTATATTCTTAAATGAATTGATAAATATAACGTCTTCATATTTAAAAATAAATTATTACAGAGATGTTTCTGAACTTAATATTAGAAATAATTGTAATAATATTTTTTGCGAAGCTGAAACTGGAAGATTTAATTTAGCAAAAAATAGTTATAAATTAATTTTACCGAATGATAATTTTAATTCGAAAAATTATTATTTTGCATTATTGTTTATTACAATTATACTATTCTTAATGTTTTTATATAAATTTTGGAATTACAATAAAAAATCTGTTGAATACTATAGTGATATTGATGGTAGAATTTTCATATCATATCTATTTATGTTTCCATATTTAATTACATTCGTTGTTGTTGTAATGTTAACTGTTATGATAGTGAGAAGATATGCACCTACTAACGAAAAAGGTTATCAAGCATATTTTGTAAAAGATAATAAATCAGAAAATATAAATAATATTTCAGTAAATATAAATACTATTTTAGAGTATTCTAATACAGTTATATCAATATTATTTGTATTATGGTTTGTATTTAGTATATTTTCAAATATACCTAGATTACCGTTGGATAATTATAATTATGGTAACAATACATGGTTAATTTCATTAGTTTATATAGTTGCTTTAATAATTACCTTATATTTAATGTTAAATATCATAAATATCGTATTTACCTTTAATGAAAATACAAAACCTAATCTCGATTTTGCGAATATATTTAATAGATTAAAAGATAATGTAAGTAAATTAAAAGTGATAGGGAAAGATAAATTAATTAAATCATTAGCAATAGATTTTGATGATACTTTTAAAGATGAAGATTTTAATATATATAGTTTATTAAATAATGGAGATAATTTTATATCTTCTATTTTAATTGATAATAAAATAAAAGATATAAAATTTGAAGATACATATCCGTATAAAATTATAGATCCTAAAGATTATGATATAAAAAAAAATGATGTAAAATTTATTCACAAATATATTCATAATATATATGATACAGAAGAAAATCACATTGAATTAATTAATAATAATTTCAAAAAATATTCTAAATTAGAAGATATACTTATAAAAGTGACTGGAGAAGTGACTGGAGAAGTGACGATTGATTATCTTGAAAATTATTTTAAAAATAAAAAAATATTTAAAATTAAAAATATTGCTGATGATACAGAAAAAGAAAAACATGAAAGTGATGTTTATAAAAATGCATCAAAATCAGAAAATAATATTAATTTAAAATTAATTAATATTATTTGTAATTTTACAAATTATATTATACATAGTTATTTGATAAAAGAAATAGATTATTATGACGATTATGATGAAGAATATATGGAAAAATATAAGAATGGTTTGAAAATGTATAAATTGTTTAATTATATTGATGAACTTAATATAAGATATAGTAAAATGTCAAATGTAAGTGATGAAAATGCTTTCAAATTTAGAAATGAATTTAAATTATATTTGAACGTATATAATGAATTTAGTATTAACGAAGAAGAATCATCATCTCAAGACATTATTGATAAAAAATTAAATAAATATTTTATAGATAACTATAAAAAATATTTAAATGACTATGGTAAGAAAGATGATAATTACGAAAAAACATTTTCCAAAAATATAATGTCAAAATGTAAGGATTTAGCTAACTATAGAAATAGTGATTTAGATTTTGATTTAAATAATTCCTCAATATTTAGTAAAGATAATGATTTTTCGAGTATATACAATAGTGATGATGAAATAAATGCGGATATTTCTTATAATAGCGAAAATACATATTATCAGAAATATTTTAATATAGCAGGTGAGAAAAGTTTTTTTGAAAGCTACGATATTGGTAATTATAAATACAAGAATATTGAAGAATTGTTAACAGGTTTATTTATAATTGTTATAATTATTGTAATATTAACATTTATAACAATGTTATTTCAAGAAAATATAATAAATAACAATCCATTTGAAATATTAGGTAAAGAAATAGTTACACCATTTGTATGTTTATTTATTTTAGTATTATTTATATATATTTTTATGAATTTTAATACTAAATACAATCTATATTTTATATTTAGTGTATTGGATAGTTTTTATAAACGGGATTTATTACAATATAATAATATAATTACACCATTTATAAGATTACATGATAATAATAATGATATTGGACATAGAGATTATACAAAACATTATATAATAACAAATGTAATTGCTTCAATAATTAGTAATAATCTCATAATAAAAAATGTAAATTATAATGAAAAAATATTTAGTGAAGAAGATACAACTGATGTTTCACAAAGTTTAAATGATAAAAAACTTGATGTAATAGCATCTAAATTTAGAGCTATTAGCGATAATACTTTATTAGCTATAAAAGATGATGTTGTTAATATCATTAGTAATTACGAAGAATTTAAAATGTATAATATGAAGATATTTGAAAATATTGATAATGACTTTAAAAATGAATTTAAAAATAATGTTAACGAGGAGACGCCAGAAATTTATAATTTTATTTATAATTTAAATTTAAAAGATAATAGTGATATTGATAAATTAATAGATAAAAATAGTGTATCTAAAGATATCAAAAAATTTATAGAAAATAATATTAGTATAATTTTAAGAATAATTATTGAATGCGAGGATATATTTGAAAATGATTATTTATACGATGAACAATATAGTAAATTAAAATTTTTTGAATTTTATAGTGATAAAAAAATATTTCCACATAAATTTATAATTAAAATTAAAAATTATGAAGAATTTAAAGAATTTATTGGTGGTGATTCAGAAAATTCAAACGATATGCGCTTCAATATGGATGAAAAAAAATTGATGATTGAAGAAGAAGATGAAGAAGATGAAGAAGATAAACAAAATGAAGAAGACTATAAACTAAATGAATATGAATATATAAATGATAAAATACAAACTGCAGATATAATAGAGAATTTTTTGAAAATTGTTTATCATATGAAATATAATTTTCAAGTTTTAAAACTAACTAATATTAATGATAATAATATAATTAATTCAACATATTTCAAAGAAATTAGTAAAGAATATTTAGAAGTTGAAACCTTATCTAACGAAGAAATTAAAAAATATTATCAAAGAATGCATAAAATACATAATAAAAAATTATTGCATTTAATAAAAAAACATGAACCATCAAGTGGTGCAAGTGAATTGTACGATTCTAATTTTAATATCGATGACACATTCAGACATACAATTCCTAATAATATATTTGATAGCAAAGAAACAATTTTTTACAAACGATATATAGATCTCAAATATATTAGTAATTTATTTAAGGATTATGATAGTTCTCATATACTAAATGAAAATAATAACCATCTTAAAAATGTTGTTAAAACAACTTACAAACAAATAAATGATGAAAATGTAAAGTTCATAGATAGAGATAAAAATACAATTGAAAATAATTATGGTATTCCAAATGAAGTAAATAAAAAATATAATGAAAAAAGTGATGCTATTATTAACACAATTGATAATGCTAATTATTTTACTGGCCATGGTTTATTATTAAATTATTTCGTAAATGCTGTTTTAATATTGGTAATTTATAATTTAGGCAATAATTAAAGTAATTAAAATATTTTTAAAGAGTAAAGTAGCAATGAATGATCAAATAAGTAGTGAAATATTTGACTATTCACCAGATAGAAAAAATAAATTATATGAGTTTCCTGACTCAAAATATCAAAATTTGAAAGAATATTTATTATCAGTAAATAATAATGATAGTTTAGAAGAAGATTTGAGATATAAAATTATAGATTATTCACTTAATAAAAATTATACAAGCAAAGATAAAAAATACATTTGCTTTTTTGCATTATTACCATGTGATTTATTTCCATCAGCATATATTCCATTAAACTATAAAAATTATTCTTATAATTTTAATAGAATTTCTAAAGGAGACAAATTTTGCGCAAATGATTATAAAAATGTTTATAATTTACCAACAGAAGAAAGTTATGAAACAAGTATTAAAAAAAATATTAAAAAAAGCCTAAAAGATATCTTAATAAAGATAGATAGTAATAAAGAACTTTATAATTATGACTATTCACTATTTTCCCTTTCATTATTTATTATATGGTCTATTGTAATTTTAAATTTAATATATATATATTATTATTATTTTAATAATATATTCAATTATGTTTTAGCTGGAATAATAGTAATATCATTAATATTTTCTATAATATGGAAAATGATATATACAATACAATATTATTAATTATTTTTATCTATAATACGAATAAGGAAGTATTAATTTAATTATGGCTAAATATGATAAGATGAAATTTATTACTTTATTTAATAAATTACAGTATGATAAACCGATTGATGAAGATAATATTGAATATGAATCATTTGCTGATTATTTAATAGATGATATTGATCTTTTAAAATTATCACCAGAAAGATTCAATTATTACAAGGAATTAGTATCTATTTTTAATAAAAATCCACAAATACTTTATAATATTCTAAAGAAATTTTATAGACATAAAGATGTTAAGAAAAATGAAGCTAAATATCTAAAACAATTAGCATATTATACTGAAGATAAATCTAAGAATAGTAATAGTTTGTCAGTGGCCTCACCACCCTCACAACATAGACCTCGATCAAAAGAAGAAAATATTAATGATATTGTTCAAGAATTTGAACCTAACGAAATACAGGCATTAACTACATTATTCAGTAGCAATACCGATAAAAACGCTATTGGAGTTCAAGGAGGAGGAGATTATAATGAATATGAATTTAGAGATATTCTTAAAAGTAAATATGATTTAAATAATATATCAAAATTGAATAAAAATATATATAGTGATGAAAAATCTTCTGAAAATGATTATTATAAAATAAATTCAAAACAAAAATTACAAAATATTAGCAATAAAATTGATAATTTTTTTAAAGAAGGAAAATCGGATATTCATAAAATTAAAAATGATATTAATAAATTTAACAATGATCCATTGAATCCAATAAATGAATTAGAAATAACATATGATGATAGATTGGTATTTATTATTTTAACATTTTTAATAAGATATATATCGTTATCTATAATAAAATGGTGTATTGATATAAATATAATTAAAACATTTAGTGATGGTTTTTTATATTATGCTATTATTTATTTAAGTATATTTTGGTTTATAGTATTTTTTGTAAATATTGAAAATAATATCCAAGTGGATTATATGAATTTTGATAATTTTATGAATAGTATTCGCTCAGTATTATATTATTATTATATGGGAACAAATGGTATTTCGAGATTACTTGTTCATTCATCTTTAATATTAGTATTATTAATTATACCAATTATACTAAATATTAGAAATAAAAAATCATACGATTATGAAGACGAATACAATGATGAAAACGAATTAATTGATTATGAAGAACGTAATAAATTAAACAAATCATTATCAACATTTACAATATATATATGGATATTAACGAGTATAATAGCTACAAAATATTAATAAAAGATATATCTATTTAATTTAGAGAACATATAATATATGGTTAATAGAAGAGTTATTGCATTAGATAATATAACATCAAATAATAATAAATATAAAAAATTATCTGATGGAACTGTTATTGGGACTAATATATTAAATGATTTATTTAAATATGCAGAACTAAATTTAAAAAAAAAATATAAAATAGATATTAATAATTGGATAATTCATACAACAAGCATAAATAATAATACTCAAGAAATAGATGATGACAAATTAAGAAATATAATAAAATATAAATATCATGAAAATCAAAATTTACTTCAAATAAAAAGAGAAAATAATAATAATGAAATTGATAAAATAATTAATGAATTAGAAAATTACGTTAATATTGATATTAAATCATCAAAAAAATTAAAAAAATCCATAACATTCAATTCTATAATAAAATTTAAAGATGATAATAATATTGATATATATTTAACACCTAGAATATATGATAATGATGATCCTAAAGATATTGCAATAGCAGAAAATGATTTGATGATTTTAAATAAAATATTTAAAGAATCACATTCCAATTCAATTGATGATATGGTAATGAATAATTTTTATAAAGAAATAAATGATAAACTTAATAATATTAAAAATATTATGAATGAAAATAATGATGCAAATGATATTAAGTTAATAAAAGAAGATTTATATGACAAATTATATGCAATATATGATATAAAAAGATATCAAATAAATCCTAACACAGAAATAGATATCAAAAAAGAAATAGATACACGGGCGGAATCATATAATATTATAAATAATAATAAAATTGTTGGTGGTTATCTTCTTGAAGGAGATTCTGAAGAAATTATAGAAAAAATTAATCAAGATATAAAAAAAATTGAAAAACTTATTAAAGTGGTTGCATCAGATAATAATAAGAAATATGAAAATGATATAATTATGATTAAAAATTTAGCAAATAAAATAAATAGTGGTGTAAAAGAAATTTATAAAAAAAAAAATTTAAATAGTGCTTCAATATTAAAAAAAGATTTTATAAATAATAGAACTGAAAATATTAATAATTTAATAAATAAATATAAATCTTTTAAAGATAATATATTAGAAAAAATTAAAAACGATGATGATAATGATAATAAAGGCAAGGATTCTTCTTTTAATACTTCTAATTATACAATAAAAACAATAAATGATTTAAAAAATAATAATTTACAAGATGAATTTTCTTCATTAATGAATTATGTTCAAGGACTTAAAAATATATCAGGTGGTGGTAATACATTTGATAAAAAGGTTATCATTAATGACAATAAATATAGATTAGAACTATATAAAAAACTTAAATCTATATATATTGATTTAATTACAAATTATTTTAAAATCATTGATGAAGCTGGTAATGAAGAAGAAGAAACTTCTTTTTTATATGAGTTGGATTTAGAAAATAGTAATAGTACTATTATAAATAATACTTATATTAAATTTTTAAAATTAAATAATGATAAATTACAAAAAATAATGAGTAATAATGATAATCTAAAAGAATTAGTAATTAAAAAAAGTTCTCAATATAAAGATTTTAATGAATCTATTGAAAGTGAATATAAAATACTAATTAGTAATCTTGATGGTTATATTAAATCTATTAATCAAGAAGATAGTGAAGATGTAGATACGGCAGTAGATATAAATAATACTAAAAAAAAAACTAAAATTATTGAAAAAGATATTTATAATAAATTGAAGAATTTATTAACTACATTATACGATGAGAATGAAGCAAGAAAATCATATAATAAAAAAGAGATAACCGAAGATAAAATTAAAGAAATTAAAAAAAGATTAGATAATCATAATATAAATGAAAAATTTACAGATTTAAAAAGTAAATATAATGAATTAAAAGAGATTGGAAAAGATAAAACAGACAAAACTATTAATATTGATATAGAGAATGAATCTAATATATTAAAAAAGAAAACAAATATTTCTAAGAGAATTAAAATTTTAAATGATGCAAAACCAAAATTAGAAAGCTCTCTTGAAAAATTATTTACAATAGTGGAAGAATTAAATAAGTTAAATTTATCCGAATATGAGATGTTTGTTAAACAAATTCTATCATCGCATAAATTACAATTATTTTCTACTAAACAGGAAAGTACCAATCATACAATAATAAAATCTGTTACAAATGAGATTAATGAATTAGAAGAACAAAAAAAAAAATATGAAGAACAATCAAAGCTTATTGATAAGCAAAAATCGAGAGAAAAAAATAATATAATACAACCACAATATCGATTTTTCCCCCCGAATGATAATTCACAACCGACAAATGAAAATATTAAAGGTAAAAAGGGTGGAGCTGCAAATGAAAATGAAAATGAATATATTTATAATGTATCACTTGACGATGATAAAGAAATGTTTAAAAATAAAAATTCTCATATTAAAGATCTATTAATAAGAAATGATTCTAAAGAAGACGATAGATTAAAATATAATTTAGGTAATTTAATGGTTGAGTTAAAAAATAATGTTAAATATACAGAATCATTTGAAGAATATGGTGAAAAAAAAAAAGATTTTGAAACATCTTCTACTAATCTTAATATTAATAATGATTATAATGAACAAAATATTTATGAAACTTTATGGAATGATTACAATAGTGGTATAAATAATAGCAGTCAAAATAGAGCACATACTGCTATGTCAAATATCAGAGAAAACGAAAATTTGTATGGAAAAATATTGGTTAATAATTTAGATCCACAATTAGTACTTAAAATAAATTTCCAAGATAAAGCTATATTTTTATTATTAGTATTTATAATTAGAACAATATCTATTATTTTATTAGAATTTTTAATTGATAATAATATTATTAAAACATTACAAGGTTCTATTATATTTTATGGATTTATATATATGTTAATTTTATTTCTTTTGGTTTTCCTTGTAAATTATGATTCTTATAAACTTAGAATATTACTAAATTATTTAAACATACATATAAATTCATCAAATTTAATATTGCAAAATGTATTATTTATAATTTTCATATCTCTTGTATTTATTCTTGTTAAATCAGATGATATTCTTAAATATTTTGGTTCAATTTTAGATTATACTAATATATATAATAACATATATGATTATAGTAGTTATTTTGATAATGAATCAAAAAATAATTTAAGTCATAGTGAAAAATTAAAATTATTATATCGCATTGATATAATTTCGATGATTATATTTATATTTACAGGATTTTTAGTATTAGTTTTATAAAATATTCTTTTGGTAATAACTCATAATTATACTATATTGTGATTTATAATTTAATAGTTTAGCATTTATTAGGTCTTTTTTTTCTAAATTTTCATTATATATTGTTAGAATATTGTCTTCAATTTTTATAATATTTACCATAATATTTTCAGAATTACTTGTTTTTAATAAAATTTTATCAAAATTATTTATCAATTCCATATTAAAATTATTATATAATATTTTATCACCATTTTCAATAACAATGTCGAAAGTGTTATCATTATTACCATTAATAACTTCAATAATATTTATTCCATCAGATCCCATTTCTAAATCTTTATTGTTAAAATCTGTGAAAAATACTTGCCATTTTTTTTCAGATAATAATAATATGTCTTCATTTATTGGTTCCCATGTATCCCAATTATAGTTATTATCATAACTTGTGCTTGTATTTTTAATAATGTAATTTATTTTATTTGAATTTTTTCCATCAGTAATATTCATTGTTAAATAAGGTGTTTTACTTTTTATTATTTTTGGTAACAATAATTTAAAATGTTTTATGATATTGCGTTTCATATCTATATTGATAGAAAATGATAATTTATTTCTATTTGGCATTGTATCCCAATCTCGATTGTAACTATTTATTATAATATTTTTATATTTAATTTCTATTTTATCTTTTGATAATGATTCAATTTTTTCTAAAATTTTAATATTTATATCTGTATTATTCATTATTTTCTGATCTTGTTGAATAGATTGAACTTGTACAGTTTTTTGCATTTGTTTTGATGGTATTATTGAATTCACATAACTTCTTTTTTCTTCTAATTCTAAAACTTTGAGTAATAATTGTTCACTATCATATTTATCCTGATCTATTTCTTCTTTATTTTTAACTTCGTCAACAGGTAATTCGTTTTTTTTATTTATAATATTATCTAATTGTTCTTTGACTTTTGACAAGGATATTTTATTTAATTCCATAACTTTAACAACTTTATTTAATAATATAGCATCAGAACAAATAGAATTAATTGTACCAGCTATCATAGACATAATATTATCCGAATCTATATCAATTGAGCTATATTTGTCATTTATCATTTTTTCAGCAGCATTAAATATTATATTAACGTTTTTTTCCGACTTGAATTCGTTTATAACGCCCATTATTCTTAATTAAATATTATAGAAAATAGATAACAAAAATAACACATCATTTATTTAAATTTTCAAATTTTTATTTTTTAAATGCATTTTTAAATTGGGTCTATATAGATATTTTCTACTTTCTTCCATATTAACATCATTAATATTTTTATCATTAATAATATGATATATAAAATTACTATCTTCATATGGTGATGTTAACTTTAATTTTTTATATTTTATAATAGCGTTTAACCATCGTATTTGATAAGCCATTGAGAACATTCCACACTCTGTATTTTTCATTTGATGTCTTTTTTTATTACAAGTAATTTTAAATTCATTTTTTGGATATATAACTGATAATTGTTTTTTTATATTATTTATAAATTTAAGTATATATTTAGGAATATCTATAGCATTACTATCATAATAATGTGCACCAAATGATTTATTATTAGGATCAATTATAATAAATGTTGATGTCCAGTGAGATCCATTTTCATCGTGTTTATCTAAATTCGTAATTAATCCCATATATTTAATACCTTTTCTATTATATTTCTTAACATCAAGTGAACATATATGACTATATAAACATCTACCAAATTTATCCTCTTCTGAAAAATCAATAGGAAATACACCTAAAAATGCATAAAAGTATTTTTTATCATTATTATATTGAATCATAACATCTTCAATATCATAATTTGATAACCATTCTATAGGATTTTTATACCACTCAATAGGCATTTCTGGTCTTAATTCTGTTTTTTCAATCAATTTAATATTTTCACGCATTTTAGAATCCTTAGCTAAACGTCTAATAACACCAGGCCAGCACCAATATTGTTTATCATCACATATTGATTTAATATTATTATTTAATAACTCGGATAACTTCTTAGAAGTATATGTTGTTTTATATTCAATTTTATTTTTTCTGCAACTATTCCATGTGTTTATAAGTTTTATCAAAGATGATTTTTTAAATAATGATGGAGTCTTTGAATTCGAAGGACTATTATATTTATCTTTATTTGTTACCATATTTTTATTATATTTATAATTATACCTACCATATACAAAGATAAATAATATTATTTCATATGTAATTAAATATGTATAAAAATAAAAATTGATATATATATAAAGCAAATTAAATTTTAAAACAATGGGTATTAATGAAGATTTACGTTCATTCATTAATAAACATAAGGTTGAAAAGGGGAAACCCTATACCAATACAAGCATAGGATATCCAAAAGTAAGTCTTTATATTCCCGAAGAATCCTATGAAAAATTTATTAATTTATATAGTTTATCAATTACGAATGGTACGGCACTTTATTTTACTGAAAAACCTACAGAACCAAGTCCACTACGCGTTGATTTAGATTTTCGCTTCACTATACCTGATGATAAATCAGGTATTTATAGTTCCCATAATTCCAACTCATCTTTAAATAACAAGAAGATATATGATAGAGTATATACATCTGAAAATATATTTAAAATTGTTGATGCATATTTCAATATTATAAGTAGTTTTTTAGAAGTTAAAGAAAAAGATGCTATTGCATATGTTATGGAAAAACCAAACCCTGTTGAATTTAGAAATAAGCTTAAAGATGGAATACATATTGTATTTCCTAATATAATTGTTAATAACAATGCCCAACATTTTATAAGAAGAAAGATATTAGATATGGCTTCTGATATTTTTAAGGATTTACCAATCTGTAATGATTTTGAATCAATTGTTGATAAAGCTATTATTGATTCTAATTGTTGGCAAATGTATGGAAGCCGAAAACCTGATTGTGATGTATATAGAGTTTCTTGTATTTATAACTATAAAAATTCCACTACCAATAAAGTTAATTACGAACTTAATGCTACTGATGAAATAGAATTCATTAAAATATTTTCAATGATTAAACGCGGTGATTATCCAGATATTGTCAAAGAAGAATTTAAAACAGAAATTAGTCAATATAGCAAACATATATTACCAGCAATTGATCAAAAGCTAAAAAGCAAAGTCCAAAATAATATTTTCGGAAAATCTTTAAATGTTAACAGAGCATATGTTTCTGATGATGAATTAGTATTTGTTAAAAGATTAGTTACAGAATGTTTAGCACCTAGTCGTGCCGATAATTATACTGATTGGATTAATTTAGGCTGGGTATTACGCAATATTGATTATAGATTGCTTGAAATGTGGATTGAATTTTCTAAAATTAGCAGTGCATATATCGAAGGTGAATGTCAGCAACTTTGGGATAAGATGCGTAAAGATAATATGGGTTTGGGAACTCTTAGATGGTGGGCTAAACAAGATAACTCTATGAAATATAATAATGTAGTTAATACAGCTATCGTTAAATATATCGATGATGCTCTCGGGAGTGATGGTGCACATTTTGATATTGCATGTGTTGTCCACGCAATATATAAAGATGAGTTCAAAGCTATTACTAAAGATGTTTGGTATAAATATGATAAACAACATCATCGATGGGCGAAGGGTAGAGAAGGTTTGGAATTGCGTAAATTATTGAGTATTGATATTTGTAAAAGATTTATGGAGAGGAGTAATTATTATAATGAATATAGTGACGATCCTATACAAAGAGCTATTAATGATGAAAAAAGCAAAAAATGTTTAAAGATTGCAACGCAATTAAAAAATTCTAGCTTTAAAGATTCAATAATGAAGGAATGTAGGACGCTATTTATTGATGATGGTTTTGAAGAATTACTTGATAGTAGGTCTCATCTAATAGGCTTTGATAATGGTGTATATGATCTCAAAATGCATATGTTCAGAGATGGTATGCCAGATGATTATATTTATTTATCAACAAAAATAAATTATACAAACTATAATCCCGATTGTCCAGAAATTGTAGAAATAAATGACTTTTTATGTAAAATATTTACTAATAAAAATCTGAGAAACTATGTTATGGACGTATTAGCATGTATTATTGACGGAAGTATTGCACAAGAAAGATTTTATATATTTACTGGACATGGAAGTAATGGTAAATCACGATTATTAGATCTTATTCAAAAGTCCATTGGTGAATATTATTGTATTTTACCAATTGCTCTTTTGACTCAAAAACGCGCTGCAAGTAATGCTGCACAAAGTGAATTAGAAAGAACAAAAGGTAGACGATTTGCTGTAATGCAAGAACCAAGTGAAAATGAAAGATTAAATATTGGACTTATGAAAGAACTTTCAGGACAAGATAGAATTCTTGTTAGAACCCTATTTAAAGAGCCTTATGAATTTAAACCACAATTTAAAATGATATTAACTTGTAATGAACTTCCAGAAGTACCAAGTGATGATGGTGGAACATGGAGACGTATCAAAGTATGTAACTTTTCAAGTCGTTTTTGCGAAAATCCTAATTTAAATAAAAATGAATTCCATATGGATTTAGAATTAACAGATAAGTTTGATCGTTGGAAAGAAGTATTTATCTGTATGCTTATTGAAAGACATAAAACTATTAATCCATCTTCTATTACAGAACCATGTGAGGTTAGAGTTGCGACAGAAAGTTACAAACAAAATAATGATATTATCGGACAATTTATTAATGAGAGGATTATTATTGATACCGAAATTAAAGAACCGAGAGTCACTATTGCTAAGCTTTATAATGATTTCAGGATTTGGACCGTATCTAATGTTATAAAAGGTAAAAAATGTCCTGATAGAAATCAACTCAAGGCATATTTTGAAAAAATATTAGCAACACCATATGATGTTAGAGGTTGGAGGGGGATTGGTTATAGACAAGATGAAGATGATGATGAATATTAAATTTCAACTGGAGTTCTACGATTGTTATTACTTTGTTTAAATTCCATTAGCTTTTCTAAATCTTTTTTAATTTTTTTTTCATTATCATCTTTAATCTTATAACGTGTTGTAACTATATTACTTTCTTCTTTTTTATTTTTATTATTGCAATTACAACAATTATTTATATTTAGTATATCAGTAATAAATTCTTTAATGTCAAACATTATGATAGTATATTATTTACATTTATTGAAATCATTTTTTTAATAAAAAATGATTATCATATAAAATTTATAATTTTCTTATAACTAATATAAAATGGAATTCTGCGAAATTTGTGATAATATGCTATATGTTAAAACAAATGAAAATAAAAAATTGGTTAAGTATTGTAAACATTGTCTATTTGAAAAAATAGAAACAGTTAATTCTGCTATTAGAATTTCACATACTATGTATAGTGAAGATGATTTACTTTATAACCAAAATGTTAATAGATATTTGCGTTTTGATCCTACTTTAAGAAGAATTAGAGATCCGCATATCAATTGTCCAAATAGCGATTGTAGTTCAACCCCAGATAATAATCAGGTAATTTATATTAAATATGATTCTAAAAATATGAAATATTTGTATGTTTGTGAAACTTGCGGAGATACTTGGAAACAAAAATAAAAAATTGATTTATGCTTTTAAAAAATAACTATTAAAATGCTAACAATTATTATTAATTTAATTATAATTTTGAATACATTTGCAAATTGTTATATGAATTCTTGTATGTCTATTTATGATAAATCATATCAAAACGCTAAAAAAGTTTCTTTGTTTGATAATTCATATTTAGATATTAGACCAAAAAATAGAATTATTTTAACAGATGAACGATTTTGTGAAATTTGTAAGAAAAAAATAAATGTTAAAAGAGAAATTCCTTATAATTGTACAATTCCTTTGGGTTGCCCTTTTAGTAAAAAAAAATATTAGACTAACAATAAGTAATAATGGAAAATAATATTTACGCAGAAATAATTGCTACAATTGCGGGAATATTATCAACAATGGCTTTTATACCACAGGCTTATAAAATTTTCATAACTAATCAAACAGAAGATTTAGATTTTTTTACATTTTTATTATTAGCAATAATATACTTCTTATGGGTTATATGGGGAATATTACTAAATAGTTATAGTATTATAATATTCAGTATAATACAATTATTTCTAATATTATATATAACTATGAAAATTTATAAGAATTTTAATGGAAATATAAATTATAATTTTAGAGAATATATATCTAAATTTAAATGAATTATTAATTAAGTAACTTTTTATCGTATATCAAGTATATAATAATTATATATAGCTAAAATATAAAAATAGTCTTCTAAATGTGAGTCTCATCTGGAATATCATTTTAATTTTTTTTATTATATTAATTAATTTTTATATAAAATAAAAAAATGATATTAATATAATAGAATTATATTAATATATGTCTATTTCATACAAAGCAAATCATATTGAAGATGTTACAAAAACAAACGAATCATTGAGTAAAGATAAAATATCAAAACCTATTATGACTGTCTATGAATTTGATAAAATTATAGGAATTAGAAATCAACAATTATCATCTGGTGCAACACCATTTATTTCAAATATTAAAAATGTTTCTAGTAATATGGAATTGAGACAAGTTGCACTTGAAGAGTTGAGACAGGGTAAACTACCATTTATTGTTGAACGCGAATTACCTAATAAAAAAAAAGAGTATTATAGAGCTCGTGATTTGGATTTAGTTGCCGTAAGAGATCGTATGAGATAAATTTGAACTTTTAAAATAAAAAATTGACTTTATATCTTGTTTTTTTAAATTATCCAAAATGACCAAGTTATTTGCTATCGCCATCTTAGTCTTCGTCGCTTCTATTGATGCTAGTATTATAGGTATTAATAGGGGTAGTTCTTGTAGTTGCAGTCATAGTATCCAGAAAGAGATTGAAGATGTTGTCAATAAACATAATAAAATTTTTGATAATTTTAATAAATTGGCAGAGTTTGTTACAATGATAAATTGCAATCCAGGATTCTCATTTAATTATAATAATTCGATAATTGATACAAAAACTATTAAATGTTACAAATGTCCTGAAAATCACTATCGTACAAATAATAATTCTACATGCATTCATTGTCCTGAAGGATATGTTTCTCACGAGGGAAGCATTAAATGTAAAAAAGTTTGCCAAATTGGAAGCGTAGTGGGTAATAATAAATTTGCAAAAAATCGCAATAGTTGCAAAAAATGTGACAAAGTCAATAGAGAGTATATGCCTTATTACAATAATGCCGATAATTGTTTGGTATGTCCCGTAGGTTCTGTAATTAAGCTAAATAACAAGTGTGAAAAGTGTCCGATTGGACATTATGAAAAAAATAATAAGTGTATTGAATGTGATCCTGAAACATATAACGATATTGAAGGAGTTGCACAATGTATGGTATGTAATAATCATAAAGCAATTGCATATAATAGCATGGGTGGAACTAATTGTAAAGATAGTAATTTATTTAAAATGGTTGATAATATTAATAAATATATAGATATTGATATTATGACTAAGCCAATTGTTTATGGAGTGCAAATTGGAAGCGCGATTATATATAATAATCGCAAAATAATTCAGCAAATATCAACGATTGGTACTTTTATTGGATATGGTGTTTCTGCGATTATTAGCAATTAATTTGTTTTCTAAATATTTATATGTGTTTATTTTTATATTTTGAGTACATAATTTTTTTTATTATTATTTATATTATAATATAAAATATATAAATTTTTTGAAAATTATGTACTCATTTTTGTTTTATCTCAACACATCTTAAAAGTATGTTTATTGAGTTAAAGTTGTATTAATAAATAATATATTATAAAAACAAATACCCTTATAAAACTACAAGATAACTAAATCTAATAGAATATATCCTTCAACAAAATAATTGTTATGATAAAAATAATAAACACTCTCAGTGGGGCTCGAACCCACGACCACATGGTTAAAAGCCATGCGCTCTACCGACTGAGCTATGAGAGCATATTATATGGGTTATTTTTTACCCATGATATATTATATTTTTTTATTCTTATATATTTTTTCATATTGTTTAACAGTCATGTAATTATTATTTTTTTTTACATATTTTTTACGATCACCTCTAAATTTATAAACATTCATATTTTTTCCATTTATATTTTCTATAGTTTTATTATAATTTATATTTTTTAATCCACCTTGATATTTATTTGGAACATGGTAACTTGGTGGTGTATAAATATTAACTGGATTCTCTAATATAATGTTATTATTTGTCATTTGATTAGGGTCTTGTGTCATTTGATTAGGGTCTTGTGTCATTTGATTAAGGTCTTGTATAATTTGATTAGGCATTTGTGTCATTTGATTAGGCATTTGTGTCATTTGATTAGGCATTTGTATCATTTGATTAGGGTCTTGTGTCATTTGATTAGGGTCTTGTGTCATTTGATTAGGGTCTTGTGTCATTTGATTAGGCATTTGTGTCATAATAGATTGTTTTAATTCTTGAGGTAATAAAGTAGGTATATCTTTGTCATTTCTTTTTAATTTATTACTTTTATTATTAGTTGATTTATATAAAATAGTATTTATATAATCTAATTTTTCATAAATATAATATATAATACTATGTATATTTTTTAACTCTTCACTGGATAAGTTACATCCAACTATTTTAGATGTTCCCATAATAATTCCTTTACTCTATTGCTATTATTTTATAATATTAATTTTTCGAAATCATTTATATCTAAAATATTTATTTTTAATTCATTCGCCTTATTTATTTTTCCAGTTTTTTCATTTTTATCTTTTACAATTAGGTAATTTGTAGTTTTAAAAATTGATGTAACAATTTTACCACCACTATTTATAATTATATTTTCGTAATCTTTATTTCTAAATCCTGAAAATAATACTTTCTTATTTTTAAAGATTGAAATTATTTTTAAATTTTCATTAGAATTAGTAACACTCTTACATTTTATTCCTAAACTATCATAGAAATTATAAAATTTTGGTAAGTTTTCAATAAAAAGTTTAGCACTTATTTCAGCAATACCATCAACTTTCATCAAATCTTCTATATTTAAATTTAAACTTTTTTCACGGTTTATTTTATCATCTATCAGTAAAAAAGGGTATTTATCTGTTATTATCTTTATTTTTTTATTGCTAAAACCTCTTCCTAACATATTTGAAGCATCCATTAAGACAAGACAATCTAATTCTTTAATTTTTGCTAGTGATTTTAGAATATTATCTGCACTTTTATCTTTAAAACCTTCTATTTTTAATAATTCTGTTTTAGTAATATTAATTATATCTTTTAAATCTATATAACCAGATTTATATATTCTAGTAATATTACCAGGTCCCATATTATCAATATCAGCAGTTTTCATGAAATAAGTTATATTTTTAATATCACAATCAGCATTTCTTTCATTACTTATTTTAATAATATCAACATGTGTATCATTCCATTTATAATCCTCTTTTTCTATTCCTGGCATATTAGGTTTACCAGAAGCAGATGGTGATAATACAGTTTGTATATGTGGAATTACATTACCTGATCGAATAATTATTATTCTAGATCCTGTGCCAATTTTATTTTTTTCTATATATCCTGCATTGAAACCAGTAGCTTGTTTTATTTTTACATCATCAAGTAATATTTCATCAAACTTAACAATTGGTTTCATATACTTATCCTTAGAAATATTCCATTCAACTTCTTTAACTACTACTTCAACTTGTTCTAAAGTATGAATGGATTTGAATGCGAATGAATGTTCGGGATTTTTTCCAAGAATAATATTATAGTATTTACTAATATCACATATTACAATACCATCTATAACATATTTATTCATTCTTGATGATTCAAGATTTTCAGATAATATTTTTAAGTTAATATCAGTTGTAACAATATTATTTACAATATTGTAATTTAATTTAGATAATTCATCAAGACCATTAGCAATTTTTGGATATATCATTGTATAAGCAACAAAATCAATTGAATTTAATAAATCTTTGTTCAAAATCTTTGAATTTATAGCACCACTCACTGTATTACGTGGGTTAGATAATGTACTATCTTTTTTTTTTAACTTATTCCAATTATCTTTTGAAATTATAAATTCACCCCTTACAGATAAATTATCGTTGAGATTTTTAATATTTGGAAATCCCTTAATATATTCGTATAAATGTGTAACATCCTGTCCTTCATTACCGTTTCCACGAGTATATAATTTTATATTTTCTTCATTACCATTATTTGTATATGTAATTAAACCACTTACACCATCTAATTTATCACTTATTAAATATGGACCTGGATATTTCTTTTTATATTTAGTAATTTCCTCTTCACTATCCTTTATTTTATTTTGGGACCCCATGTAATAAGGTAATTTTACTTTATTATCAACATCAGCTCCTACTCTTTGTAGGTAAGGATCTTTAGGGTATTTTTTGCGAATATAATCCTTTATAATATCATATATATCATCTGTTAACCTTGGAACTCCACTATTAAAAAATGCAACATCAGCTTCTTTTAAAACATTTATTATATCTTTTTTCTTACTTGCTTTAATAAAATTTAGAGGTTGTGAATTTATTGAATTATAATCATAACTCATTTATTCAGAATGGATATATTTCTATTTATATGTCATTTTTTATATAAAAATTATAATTTATTAATACTTAATTGAAGATGTTTAAATTCTTAACTATGTTTGAATACATTTATTCAAATGACAATAATACTGTAAATAATCAAACACCTATTATTAATCTCGATATTGATTGATAAATTATTTTTCTATAATTAATTTAATATGAATAAGTTTTTTGGTCATTCATTATTTATAGCAATATTTGCTATTTTATTTTCAATGTTAGAAATTGAAATAGAAGGTAAAGATGGTGGTTGGGCTAAAAATATACCAACATCTCCTTCGGGAATTGGTATATTTACAAATTATCATATTATAATGAATATAATAATAATATTAGTTGTATCTTATTCTACTCTTTTGTTAACAGAAAATATATATGTTATAATTTTTTTTATCATATCGTGGTTTGTTATAGAAGATTTTTGTTGGTTTGTATTAAATCCTTATTTTACAATTGATAAATATACTAATAATGATATATGGTGGCATTCCAATCAAATATGGATATATAATATACCAATGCACAATATATTATCATTATGTGTAATTTTATTAATAATGTTTCTAAACGAAGATATAGATTTATTATATAATTTTTTATTTATGATAATTATTGTTATCGTTTTAATATCAATATCTCCTTATTATCATAAATGGTATTTAGATACACATTATAAAAATTGATTATTTAAAAATAATAATAAAGTAAAATCAATAATGTTGTCCAAAAATATTGATTTAGATAATACTACTTTATTAAAGAAATTGTGTTCGGATATTATAGATTATCATAAGATCAATAATCATGAAATATCTCTATATAATTATGTATCATTATTCATAAATAATTTAGATATTGATAATAAAAATGAAATATTAAAAGAATATTCAGAAAAATGTATTAATAAAAATATTTTAGATAAACTAAATAAATTTGACGGAGATCAATTAACTATTATATGTTACACTTTAATATCTAACTAGGAAATACTACATTTACTTTATATTTTGAAATCATTGACTTTAATTAAGTCAAATGATTTGAATATATTTAGATTATATTGGTTTCTTATTATTATTATATGGTGAAATATTTTATGCTTTATTTTTAAATGAGTGGAAAAATATTACAAGAATGACTAATTGAATAAATATAATATTAAGAATATATTTACCTATTATATAAGTAAATATGTCAGGTACTATAGGTTCATCAAGTATTTCATTTAGTAGTATAGTAACAGCATATAATAATGTAAGAACGACAGATCTTTCAACAAGCACTATAAGTATGAATGATTTTAGAAATAAACCTTTTACAGATGGTACGACTGTACCAGGATCGGGAGCTATTAGTATAAATTCTGATTTTAAAGGTAAAACATGGCAAACAGATATTGCAATTGCACCTACATTAAGTGTAGATTATGTTTCAAGTTGGTCATATACTGGATCTGGAACTGCCAGTTCACCTTATGATGGATATTCTACTAATAATAATTCCAATAATTCAACAGCGACGTTGAGGTGGGTAGTAAATGGTAATGGTAAAGTATATATATATTCATGGGTTGCATCTGAGACTAATTATGATTTTGCTTATGTATTTGTAAATGGTTCTGTTAAATGGAATAGAATTTCTGGTAATAACAAGACTTATAATTGGACACCACATAATGTAACTAATGGTCAGAAAATTGAATTTAGATATACAAAAGATTATTCTGTCCATAGATATACTGATAAACAAAGAATGCAAATATATACAACTACTTAATTAATAAATTTTTATTAATTTAATTATTTTGATTCTAAATTTACTAAACGTTTTAATACGCATTTCATTTTCCTTTAATAAATTATTATTATTTCTTAATTCGACTATTTGTTTTTGTTGTTATTTTATTGCTCAATACCATATATGAAACATTATGGTGTGATTATAAAACTTATACCGTTAAGTATTATTAAAATAATAATTAAAATAAAAATAAAAATAAAAAAAATGATTAGTTTTTTTATAAGATCATTATAGTTATATGGTGGGATATACTAAAAAATCATTAAAAGTTTTTACAATTGGTAATGATACTCTTAATTTAATTGAATATATTAAAGTTTATCAAGATTTTACAAAAAAAGATGAAAACTTTAAAAATATTATTTATAGATTAATTTTTGAAGATGAAGAATATAATAATTATTCAAATGTTAATATAGTGTGCGAATATGAATTTATGAAAACTCTTGAATTATTTAAAACTAAATATAATGAAGACTATTATATTGATTTGGAAAAACCAGCAAAAAATACATATCAAGATTTAGCATATTTTATAATTTTAACATATTTTAATTTAAATGACGATAATCATTTTAAAAATAATAATAAATAATAAAAAATTTAATACAATATATTTGTTAATTAAATATTGATTTATATAAATATGTTTATATATATATATCCTTTATAATAAGTTATTAATAGTAAATACTCATTATACTAACTTCTAATTCTCGAAGCAGTAAATGGTGCTGAATTATTAATAGGATCTATATTATTCATACTATCCATTCCGTGATTTTGAATAATAGGAACATTATATATTTTCTTTATTACACTTTGAATACTTTGATCATGTCTGTTATCTTTGAAATATTCTTTTTGTTTTTTATTATAATTATCAGTAAATAATAATATATTATCTTCAATAACATTATACCATTTATTAATAATTTCGATAGATTTAGGTTTTTTACATATAATTTGAATACCTGACAATATTTGTGGACTATCTATTATATCTGTATTATCTTTAACATTAAAATAATCAAATACTTCTTGAATATTCCATTTTTTTTCTTGATAAAACAAATTAGTATATTGAAATCCCAATATACCTGTTTTATGGTTTTTAACTATTTCTATATATCTATCAAATTCTTTTTTATTATTTTTATTAATAGTACAACCACTATCAATATAAACTAAAATATCATTGTCATTTAAATTATCTAAATAGGTTTTAATAAAATATGGTTTCCATATCCAATATCCACCACCTCTTGGTATATTTAATATTTCTTTATATTTATTATAAAAATCTATATCATAATCATTATGTGTAAAATATTTTACTTGATTAAACCAATTAGAATCTTTTGCTTCTTGACATATTCTTTCGCGTGATTTTTTATATTTATAATCTCCATATGTTATAAAATGTATATTATATGACATTTGATATTTTCATATATATAAATATTAGATGCTTAAATAATAAATAATGTATAATTTATTTTTAGAATATTTTGAAAATAGTAATAAAACAAGAGATGATGAAGTATTGAAAGCAATACATAATAATATTAAATTGAATATATTTGATAAAATATATATTTTTACAGAAAGTCTTACAATAAATATATTTAATCCCACCGTAGAAATTATAAAAATAGATGAAAGAATGACCTTTAAGAAAATGTTTGAATATATAAATGAATTATCTTGTAATGATGATATTAATATAATGTGTAATAACGATATATATTTTGATAATACTCTATTAAAATTAAAAAATTATGATCTTAATAATAAATTTTTAGCATTATTGCGTAGAAATGTATTAGAAGATGGAAACAGTGAATTTTTTGAGTTTGAAGTAAATGATTATTTTAAACGTGTAGGTCATAGAACAGATTCACAAGATGCTTGGATTTTTAAAGGAAATATTAAAGTTCCTCATAATTCTAACTTTTATTTTGGTATTGTAGGTTGTGATAATCGTATTATATTTTTAATGGAAGAATTAGGTTATAATGTTTTAAATACTTGTTATGATATATATATATATCATTTACATTTAACTAATGTAAGAAATTATAATGATTCTGATCGTATTAGAGGAAAATGTAATTATGATCTTAAACCCCGATATTTATTATAATATATTTGAATTATTTTTTTAAATGGTTTATCATTATATTTGGATAATTTGAAAAATCCCACATATATCTAATATTTCACTTAGATTTAACCCATTTCGCATTTAAAATTACAATATAATTATGTCGTCAAAAATTATAAAAAAATATATTATATTTTTATATATAATGGAAAAAGTTAATGTAATTATTCCAACTTTCAATAGATTCAAATATCTATTAAATACAATAGAATCAATTAAAAAACAAACCTATATTAATTTAGAAATTATTGTAATTAACGATAAGTCAACACAAAAAGAATACTATGAATATGACTGGGATGCAAATAATATAACAATAATACATTTGGATCAAAATTCAAAACAAAAATTTGGATATGCTTGTCCAGGATATGTTAGAAATAAGGGTATTGAAATATCAACAGGTAAATATATTGCATTTTGTGACGATGATGATATATGGTTCCAAAAAAAAATAGAATTACAAATAAATGCAATGAAAAAATCAGGATGTAAAATGTCTTCTACGGATGGATTAATTGGAAATGGTGTTTATGATGTAAATAAAAATTATAAAAAATATAATGCAGAAAATTTTTATATAACTCTAAGAAATATCTATAGAAGAATAGATAGTGATTTACTTGAAAACGGATTTCCTAAAATTTGGACACAAGATTTCTTAAAAATTCATAATTGTATAATCTGTAGTAGCGTTTTAATTGAAAAGAATATATTAGATAAAATTAATAATTTTAAAAATGTAAATATTGGTCTTGAAGATTATGATTGTTGGTTAAGAGCATTAGAACACACAGATAGTATTTATATAAACGATGTTTGTTTTTATTATGATAGTAGGAATTGAGATGGACAAAATCCTCGTCATTTAGATATTAACAAATTGATATAATATCGTTATAATAGTTTGTTAATAAATTGTATGAATTAAATTTAACTTCTAAGACAAAATCCTATATATCTAATATTTTTCTCAGGTTTAAAACCCATATATGATTTTACTTTGTCTGGGAACATTTCATAAATTCCTTCAAGAAATATATGATGATAATCACCTGTTGTTTTTACTGCATTATTTGCTTCTATTATTACATCTAAATATGTTGCATTTTTATATTTTTTACTAATATAATTAAAACCATCTATTGCACCGAAGTAATTGCTCCAATTATCAACGAATATTATAGTACTATCTATATTTAAATTATCGAATAAATATGAATCCATAGAATATGTAATATTATCATAATGAATTAAAATATGATTAGGGTTATAATTATCAATAAATGATCCATCAATATACAAATATTTTAATTTTCTATTTAGATTTGTTACCTTTGATGTAGTTAATTTAAAATCTTTTTCAACCGAATCAATAGTATATCCAAAAATTTTATCAATAATATCATCTGGTAAAATATCTAAAAAAATCATTTAGTATAATTACAAAAGATATATATCATTTTTTTATTAGTTCTTAAATCTTATTCTTAAAAGAAGATTAAATATTATGAAAATAATAATCAATTGATAGTAATTTAATAAATATTATTTAATTATTATAAAAATGAATAAATACTGTTAGTATTTTTACGTTTTGACAGAATATATTGAGGTAATAATTAACAGGGTTTATTTAAAAGGATAATTAGATTCAATTATATTTATCGAGTTCTATTACGTCGAGTAGGTGATTTTGTTCGTTTTTTACCCTTTCCACCTTCCATATCTAATTCGTGATTACCACCTCTTGATCGTAATGTTTTTCTTATTGTTCTTTTATTAAGCTTTCCACCTTCCATATCTAATTCATGATTACCACCTCTTGATCGTGATACACTTCTTGATCGTTTTCCACCTCCTAAAAGTGATGGGAAGTTATCATCTTCATCTAATTCCCCTTCACCACCTCTGGTAGTTCGGCGTTTAACTCTGTTCTTCTTGGGTGAAGCTTTAACTTTTTTAGCTGCTTTCGCTGCTTTCGCTGCTTTCGCTACTTTCGCTACTTTCGCTGCTTTCGCTTTTTTATACAAAGTCAAACCCATCATACGACCCTTTGATTTAACATATTTTTTTGTTGATCCTGTCTTTGAATATATAACCTTTTTAACTCCCGAAATACTTTGTTTCATAGATTTTCCCGACGCGCTTTTACAAATTTTATAAATAGACATTAATAGTACTACAATAATTATAGATAATAAATTAAAATAATTAAGAAAAAAATATTTTCATTTATTTCTATTTTTTAATGATGGTCTTATCGAATGAGTTTCAAATTATGAATTATCATAATTGTTTTATAAATTTAAAAAGATTAAATCTTCTATTTCATTTTTTTATGAAATGTAATAAACCAATTTTGCATTTCCCAAATTATATCATATTTTATATTAAATTTTTTTGCTAATGTTTCAATACTATTAAAGTCATGAATATAATAGTATCTTTTAATTACATTATTTTTATTAAGTTTCCAGTCAACATAATTTGGACCAACAATAAAATCACGTGTATCGCTTTTATTATTACCATTTTTATTATAAGATTTTTCATGTGACCAAAAAGACACAAGTAATTTTCCTCCTGGTTTAAGATGCTTTAACATTATATCAATTGCAATTTGTTGTTCATTTATTGTTTCTAAATGATGTAATACAGCTATAGATATAATTTTATTATAATTTTCATTTAAATTAATATTCAATATATCATTATAAAAAACATCAAGATCCTTTTCTTTACAAATATTTAGTAATTTCATTGAAATATCAAAACCTTTACATTTGTAACCTAATGCTTTTGCATAAATCATATTTTTACCATTTCCACAACCACAATCAAGTAAAGTTTCATTTACATTTGTATTATTTAAGAATTCTTTGACACAATTCCATATTCTAACGCGAGATGTATCAAATTCTTTGTAAATAATATCATATTGGTCAGCAACTAATTTATTATGATTATTCATATAACATATTTATAACGTTATATTTTTTTATATATAATCGGCTGAACGACTTAAATCTGCCTTAGGTACTTCGATAACATCATATGGTTCCTTATTAAGTAATGGTGAATTAAATGTTAATTGTTGGGGAATATCATAAACATCTCTAAGTCTATGACCGACAACATTTTCATTATTAATACTTATTTTAAGATCATTTGTATTGTCTGTTGGTATAATATAAAATTCTGAAAAATGTCTATCTTTTTGTCTAGAAAATAATTTCCAATTATTATTTCCTGAATCTTTTTCATCAGAAGTACTTGTAATATAAGCAACTAATCTAAATGTATCACCTGTTTCTTGTGTGTTAACATACATTCTTCTTTTATTAATATTATTTGCTAGATTAGTATGAGATCGTGTATCTCCGCGATTTAAAGGTGGATACAGATCATCTTCTAATACTTTACGATCTCTTGAAATTGTATCTGAATCATTTTTAATATTTGTTGTAGATTCACGTAATTTATTAAATTCATCGATTGACATACATATTTTATTACTAGGCAATTTTTCTTCTTCTATAGATTCTTCAGTGGAATTCATTGATTGATAAATTAAATAGCTAATTATAATAGTTATTAATAAAAACACAATTAATAGTAAATATGGCAAAAATTTATTTAATATAGGCATTTAAATGTATCTACTATTATGTAATATAAATATGTAGAAAATAAAAATTATATAAAAAGATGACGCATTATATAAATAGCTTACAGGCGCTACTAAAACAAAAACAAACAATGCAATCACGATATAATAAAAGATCCAATTTTGATGAACTTCGTAAGAACGAGCTAACATCAAGAGCAGGATTTGGTTGGGAAGAAGGTGAAGAAGAAAAGCTTCTTTCAATGCGTCTAGAAAAATCTTCATATGACGATATTGCTGGAGAACTCAAAAGAACAATTCGTAGTATCCAAACCCGACTATATCAACATATTTGCAAACAAGTTGAATGTGAATCTATGGATGAAAAAGAATTTCAACATAAGTTTGGCGTCTCAGATGAAGAACTATCTGAATTTAAAAAGAAAAGAGATGAACATCAAAATAAAATGGCTTCCCGTAAACGTAATACTCGTACATCACGAGATACTTCCCGTCCATATATTCCATATGATACTACACGTAATGCCAGTTATGATATCCGTAATGAGTTAAATGTCCTTCGCCAAGAAGTTCGTGAGCTACGCCAAGAAGTTCGCGAACTTAACCGTTCTTAATTATTTAATAATGATGTAAATATTGAAGCAACATTCAATAATGCATCTATTTTCCCAAGTTCATATTTAATTATATCTTTATTATATTTATTATCATTATTTTTATCAAGATTTACTATTAATGTATCATTAATAGTTGATATTTGAATTTGTTTAATATTAGAAACATCAATTACAATATTAGATAAAATCAAGTTTTTAGCAATTAATTCTTCATTATCAATAATTGTATTATTATTTTTAATATAAATAGTGACATCACTATTTGTTTTTTTCAAAGAAGACTTATTAGTTGATGTAATAAGATTGTCAATAAAATTATTAATGTCAATTGTATTATTATTTTTCATACTTTTTTTAAGATGTCTGACACTTAAAAGATAGTTCTTATAAATAATTCTTTGACTACAATCTATTTTTTTGTTACTTTTTAATTTTGTAGTTAATATTGATTTTTTTCTTAAATTTAACAATGGAGCCTTTATATAACAGTATACTATTTGAATTGTAGAAATAACTATAAGTATTAGTAGTTTTGTCTGCATTATTACAATATCTTAATATAAAATTATAAAGTTAATCAATTTTTATTTAAGATAACTTCTTTTATAATATTATATATCTTGGAATTAATATTTGAATAAATATATATTTTGATTTTATTATTTGATAACATTTCGATATATCCTATATTATTATTACTATATGGATATCTATAATTAAAATATAATATAAACTTGTTATTTTTTTCATAATTTTCTATGTAAAAAGTAGTAAAATATTTTAGTTCAGGAAGCTCTTTTTTAAGTTTTTTAATCTTTTGTGTAATAATTTTAGCTTTATTGCTTAATACCGTATAATAATTTTCTTTATTCATTTTAGTAATTTATAAAATATAAATAGAATATTATCATTTTTTTATTTATTAAATTTTGCAACTCTCCCTTTGTTTTTTTTTTCTCTTCTTGCTGTTGTGATTTGTTTTTTATTTAACTCACTTATAGTGATAGGTGTTTTTTCGGTTACTCTTATAGTTGGTCTATAAATATCGCTTGTTTTTTTATATCCTATTTCTCCGTTTTGATTTTTCCATTTTTCTTTAAACCATCTCGCTAAACCTTTTTTATATGTTTTATTTCCTATATATGCATCTTTTGATTTATATTTTTTTTCGTAAGCTTTTTTATATTCTTTAACCAATAATCCACTACGATAAGCAGAATGTGTAGGATATTTATTATAAATATACTTTTTAACATTATTATATAACTTTGAATCTTTTGGTAAATTAGTCATTATTTTCTATATAAGTAAAATTATTTAAAAATTGATTATACATAACTATATATTGTTTATACCATTTTTCAATAATGAACGATGAAGATATTTGGAATTTATTTGATGAATTCAAAAAGGAAGATGAAATTGGTATAAATGATATGTGTATTATAAAATGTTTATGTGGAAGTGAAGATTTTATTACAGAGGATAATATGAATATATGTTCAAAATGTAGTTCAATTATTTCAAAAGTTATTGAAAGTACTGCAGAATGGAGATTTTATGGTAATGATGACAATCGAGATAGTGATCCTTCCAGGTGTGGAATGCCAACAAATAGTTTACTTCCAAAATCTTCTATAGGATCTATGATAGGACGTGGATATAAAGACAATATCGATATACGTAGAATTCGCATGTTTCAAATGTGGAATAGTATGCCATATGATGAACGTACTTTATGGAATGTATTTGATAAAATGACTGCAAATACCATTAATAACGGTATACCACAAAAAGTTATTGATAATGCAAAGGTTTTATATAAAAAAGCTTCTGAAAAAAAAATATCAAGAGGTGATAATAAAGAAGGATTGATTGCATCATGTATTTATCACTCATGTTTATTAAATAAAATACCAAAAAGTTCAAAAGATATTGCTGCTATGTTTAATATATCACATGTCACTTTAAATAAAGGAAATTCACGCTTTCAAACTTTATTACAAATTAACGTATCATCACCTGATCCAATAGATTTTATTTCACAATATGGTAATAATTTAAATATGTCTATTAATGACATTAATAAATGCAAAGATTTAGTTAAATTAATTGAAGAAAATGAAATAATGAATGATAATTCACCTACATCTTCAGCTGCGGGCATATTATATTATTATTCAACAGTTAGAAGTTTAGGATATAGTAAGAAAAAATTTGCTAAGGCATGTAATGTATCTGAAGTAACAATTGTTAAATGTTATAAAATTATTAATACTTATCATGATTTCATTATTAATAATAGTTGTATATTTAAAGATTAAATAATATTCGTTTATAATACAATAAAATTTATAAATTTATATTTTAAATGTTATTATGAATAACGAACTTTATACATCAATTAGTAACGGCAATGTTCAAAATAGCCTACTAATTGCTACAAAAATCATTTTTTTATATGATAAACCCGACTTAATTGACCACACATATATAGATATTTGTTCTTATATTGGCACTTTTATAACTATTAAAGATATTAGTAAATTAATTGATGTAATTAATATAACAAAAAATATAATAGATAATGATAAAATACTTATCAAAGACACTTATTTATTAATTACTAAGTTATGTATAATATGTGATATTTATAACAAACATCCTACCGCTAAATGCACAAATATGTCGATGTCAATATTAAAAAATAAAATAGCTCATATTATAAATAATAATGAATTGCGTTTATCAAATAATGGTATTATGCGCTTTGAAGGTATATTACCACCTCATGATCATGAAAACTATATGACAGCCTTAAAAATAATAGCAATAATAATAACAACTATTAAATTAACAGATGATATATCTGTTGATAATATTGATAAAATCGCAAGTATTTCCAATGATTTAAGATTAGTTACAGAATTTATAATAAGAAAAAAAATTAAATTAGAAACAAAATTTAATAGTACAGATGATGATATAGTATGGTTTTTATGGGGAGTATATAGTATTTTATATAAAGAAGTAATTTTTGATAATTCTTATTACTTATATAACTATGAATTCAAAAAAAAGAACAAGGTAACGCGATCAGGTTTATTACACGCTATTAGTTTAATATCAATATATATACATAATAAAAATATATCTAATGGTTGGAATATTCATGAAAAAAATGTTATTGATAAGATTGATGAAGTTGCAATTAAATTATATAATGAGATAAAACGTGATATTATTAAAGATAATCCAGATAAATTTGAAAAGCCCAAACGTGTAGAGAAAAATTACCAAGATGGTCTAGATTATATAAATGATTATATTCCCGAATTCGATTCTGTTAGACAAAATAGTATTAATACTGTAAAAAACATGTATCCAAAAAGTGCAAAAAAATTGGAATATAGTACCAATAATGTAAACGAAACGTCAAAAATTATTACATATTAAATTTTATTATATTTTTTTATTATATCTTGCTTTGATATACTATAAGCACCCACATTATTTTTTGTATTATATTTAAATGCATTTAATTTTTTTATCAAAGTTTTATTGGAATTTTTAAATATTTTTATAAACCAATTTGTATTTATATTGTCTTTATCGTCGCATTTTTTAACTTTACCTGTACTGAATCCTACACGTTTTATAGAAATAGTACAATCAGGTTTTTTCACAAATTTATACCATTTACTCGGTTGAGCTTTTATGGGTATTTTTCTTTTATATTTTCTTTTTTCCCAAATTTGAAAAACCGTTTTGATATCAACTAATTTATTTTTATATGTGTATGAACTAATCGGTAATATTTTGCTATATACTAAATGATAATCAGTTGAGAATGATTTTTTAAAACTTGGTTTATTAAAACTAATTGGTAGTATAAAAGATATTGTTTTAGCATTTAGTTTAGCAGAATGTTTTATAAATTTAATAGCTAAGGATGATTTTTTACCAAATGGTGGATTACCTATTATATGAAGATTGTTTTTTACATCTGTAACCTTTAAATAATCTTTTTTAACTATATCTTTATGTTCGGGTTTAATATCATAAAACTTATAATTATTTGATATTTTTTTAATGTATTTTATAAATGAACCATTCCCAGCACTTGGTTCTATTATAAAATCCTTTTTTTTTATATTTGCATATTTTTTAATTGCTTTATAACATAATAATGCAGTTTTATCAATTGTATAAAATTTATAATAATTGATAGACATATTTACTTTATGACGATATAAAGTTTATTTGTTTAATTAAGTAAAATGATTGACGAAAATTATTTTGAATTTATTGATTCTGTTGAAAAAGCTTATTTGCTTAGTCTGGTATTACTTAATATGAAAGATACTTACAATGGTAAATATCTTAAAGTTCAATTAAAGATATCTGATATTAAAAAAGGAAATAGCTATTTGAATTATAGCTTTTATAATAAGTGCGAAGCTTATGAAAAAAAGAATTATCCATATTTTCAAAATATAGATAATATATATAATAAACTAAAATTATTAGGGGATATATACATATCTGATAGTAATTATTTTGAATTATATATTTCATCCAAAAAAATAGTCGACGATATAATAAAACAAGTAGGTTTTGAATCATTAGAGTTATTATTAGATCAGGATCTATCGGTATTTATTAAAAAATTAAATAATTATAATAATCAATTTACCAACCAATTTATTAAAGCATATTTTGAGCAATTCGCAAAAATAATTGGGGAGTCATTGTATGTTAATATATATAATTATAAGAATTATGAAGTCATTTCAGAAATTTATAAAATTCCATTTATAATTAAAAAGGAGTGTATTGGATATACAATTGAATATAGAAATTCAGATATGTTAGATATTCTCGGAAAAATATATGATCATAATTATTTGTTTATTAATTATGATTTGTTTAACTTTAATAATTATGATATACTACCTAAAATTAGAATATTTAAAACATCAGATAATGCTATAATGCCATGTAAAGCTTCTTATAGTGATGCGGGATATGATCTCACAATTATTAAAGAACATAAAAAACTTAATAGTGATACAATGCTTTATGATACTGGTATAAAAATGAATATTCCAAATGGATATTATGTTGAAATTGTTCCGAGAAGCTCTATTAGTAAATCGGGATATATGTTAGCAAATAATATTGGAATAATAGATCAAAGTTATAGAGGTAATTTATATGTCGCATTAAGAAAAGTAAATAATGATTGTAATAATATTGAATTGCCGTGGAAATGTTGCCAATTAATAGTCAGAAAACAGATATATTCAAATATGGTATTATCATCAGATGATTTTAATATTACAAATAGAGGAGATGGTGCGTTTGGAAGTACTGGATAGTTTACTTAGTATCTTACTATTTATTTCATCGTAAGTTTCTAATGCATAATTTGCAAAAAATGGATTCTTTGAATAAGAATCACTACATATGTATATATGACTAAATAATTGTTTAATTTTTTCTTTTATCATAATATCATTTATTCCAACATTCCACAAATACATATTGAATTTTTTTATAGGACATACTATATGAATATTATCTAACAAATGTTCTTTAATATCTTTTTCATATTCAACATTACTATCACTAAATATCTTCTCAGAATCTATATTATATTTTGTTACGTTGTTTAATAATTTTTTTTGTTCCTTATTTAAAAATCTAAATCTCATTAAATTATCTTTTGATAATGTAAGTATAAGTATGTTTGAAATGTATGTTTTATATTTTGTGGTAACATAAATATATTTTCTAAAATTAATATCTTTAATATCGGTATTATATATTATATATCCATTATTTTCGTATATATAATTTATCATTTTATCTATTAACAATGATTTATCATCATTTAATATATAATATTCAACATCTTTATTAATATCGTTTGAAAAAAATGTTATTGCAAACATTGCTGATATATTATTATAAATTGTTTCAAAGTCTTCAATATTATTTTTTAATATATTATATTCTGATGTTGATAAAATAGTCCTACAAAAAATAACGAAGTTTTGGCTATTTAATGATTTTTTTGTTATCATTTTAGATTTATTAATAATATTAAATAATATATTATATGTTTTATCATTATATTTTAAGGTATATTTATTATAACTTATTGAAAATTTATTTAAAAGATTGATATACGATAGGTGGTTTTTATTAAAAATTCTATAATAATTTTTATTATCATTATATGTATTTTTTTTTTCAATTATAGTTACATCGTATCCGTTATCAATGCATTTAATAGCTGAATATAATCCTATAAAATTACAACCAGCGATTATCAAATTGTTAATCATATTTATTTAATTATTTTTATCTAATATGTTTTTATATGCGTATTTAAAAATGTAAATATTAAATATATAATAAATAAAGATAACATATATGATATGGGAAACACATCAACAAGACAATATACTTATCAAGAATACCATAGATCAATTGAAAATAATAATGAAAATATACGAAACAAAAAAAATAGCGAAGATTTTTTAAAAAATATAAATTTAAAAAATCTAAATCACTATGAAGTATTAAACGTTAATAAAAATTTTACTTGGAATGAATTAAAAGATTCTTATAGAAAGCTTGCGATTAATACTCATCCAGATAAACCAGGTGGCAATAAAGAGTTATTTAATATTATAACATATTCATTTAAAATTTTAGCTAAAGATTATAAAGATAGGGATAGTGATTTGGAACATTATGATCTTAAAAAACAATCTGGAGATTTTTTTGAGAAAATTACAAAAGAAACAATGCATCATCCAAGTGATATAATGGCAAATACAGATGAAATATTTGCAACTAAATTTAATCGTAATTTTGAAAAATGTAAGGTATATGATGATGATATGGATTTTGGATATGGGGCGAAAATGCAAGAATCTTCTAAAGTGAGAGATGATATCAATATTGAAAAGTTAATTAAAAAAGATAAAATAGATAATGACAGTTTCAATAAATTATTTAATAAAAATGTTCCTGTAAATAAACAATTAGTTAAATATAAAGAACCAGAGCCATTATTACTTTCTAAATCTCTAAATTTCACTGAATTAGGAGGTAAAAAACCTGATGATTATAGTAGTAGTATGGAAAAATCTAATAATTTATCATATACTGACTATATGAGAGCACACGATGGTACTCGTCTTATAGATCCTTCTTTAATAAAATCAAATAAACAATTTAAAACTGTTGAAGAATACAAAGCATATAGAGATAATAAAGCAGAAAAAAAAATGAGTGAAAATGAGTTAAAAATACAAAAACTTAAAAAAATTAAAGAAGAAAAAGAAGAAGATATGAGATTGAATCGGTTAAAAAATTATGATCAACGAGTAGAAAAATCTTTTAATAAAGCTAATAAATTATTTTTGAAATAAGTTCTTCTTTATTTTTTTCAGTGTCCATCCATCCATATTCAAATAATTTCCTTGAGTTATCCTTATCTACATATAAATAATTTTCTGAAGTAAATTTTCTATTCCACATATGACGATGTATTATAATTTTATTTTTTTCTATCTTTTCATTTTTATAATCATATTTAATGTCACCATCAATATATTTATTACCTTTATATTTTTTTGAAAAGGTACTTCCAGATAAATAAGGTAAATAAGAGCTACATAGACAAAAATCAATTATATCATCTATATTTGTAAAATTTGTTTTTTCTTCTGTTTTTAATTTAAATAAAGCTCCATCTAATTTGGTTGATATAATAGAAATTTTATCTAAATTTATAGGTTCTATTGTTTTGTATCTAAGTTTTAAGTTATCTTCGACGTTCTTTTGAAAAAGTTTTAAATCACTTTGTATTTTTAGTTTTGTAATATTATTACCTATTGTATAACTCCATATTTTATCATGATTTGATAAATCATCTTCAAGAGTGTATAAAAGAGAGCACCATGCCCCTCCTGATATACCTGTGATTTTATAATCAGTCAATGGTATATGTTTTTTAATATATCCCACTACCCCCATACTGTAAGGCAAAAATAATCCTGTTCCGTATATATTTATTTTTGTAAATGTATTTACAAAACTTGCAAATAATAAAATTAATAAATATCTCATCTTGATTTAATATATTATATTAAATTTATACTTTTTTCCATTTAGCTTTTTCTTCAGTTAAATCACGTGTACGCATATAATGAAAAAATTTTTTAATTTGTTCTTCATTCCCGAGTGAAAAAAATTCTTTGAGTTCTCTAATTGATTTTTCCTTATTTTGGATACTTGCTAATATAATATTATTCATTTGTGTTTTAAATTTGTCAGATATAAATGGAGGTTGTTTATCAAGCCATTCTAATTTCATTTTTTTATAAGAATCTACATTAATTGGTATTGTTTCAATATTATCATTATTATAAGTTAATGATATAATATTATCATTGACTTCTATAGATACGATTGTATTTTCAATATTTTCCATATTAATATATTAATATATTAATATATTAATATATTTTTATATGTCTTATTAATAGATAATCATTAATTATGGAAAGTGGATTAATGATGATGATACATTCGGCTATAATAGGTATTATACTATATATATTTATGATATTGGTATTAAAACAAAAAGAAGTGGTTGCTGAAAATAGAAGTGTATTAATATTTGCATTTGTTTTGATATATATGGTTTTATTTGGTCATGGATTACCAACAAAAATAAATAAAGATTTATAATTCACTATAAACAATCATGTAAGCTGAATTATTATCATTTTTAAAATTATTTATTTCACTTACTTCCATGTCATTGTATAAAAAATAATTGTCTGTGTTATTGTTGCATACAGCCATATAGTGCCCCCCATCTAAACTACCAATATGTAATGCTATTGAAGATAATTTATAATTTTTTTCCATATTAACATCACTCAATATTGTTCCTTTATTAAAATGTAATGTTTCATTTATATTTATAGATTCTGTATTTTTTTTTAAAGTTTCAGTAAAACGATTAATAACTATAAAAAGTACACTTGGTAATTTCCATAATTTAGTTTGTTTTTTATATTCCGTTTTTTCTTTACATTTTTCACATTCCCAATCTCCACAATTTACTTCTTCTTTATATATTTGTTTCACCATATCAACAACTGAAATATTTTTATATGTAATATTTAAATTTAATGTTGTAAATGGCTCGAAATTATATAATGTGTTATTACACTTCATGCATTTAGTAATATTTAAATAAAAACCTTGAATTAAATTTTGCCATTGTGATTTCTTATTATTATTTAATTTAATATTATAATATTCGAATTTATCTTTAAGTCTTGAACTATTAAATAATACTTTATTAAAATCTTTTTCATTATCAATAATTAGCCCCGATTTAATTTTATCTGTTACTATATCATTACTAATATTAGTATAGTATTTAGGATCTTTTTTTATTTCTTCATTTATTGATTCTGATAAATATAACCATAATTCATATATATCTAATTGTTCACCATATCTAAATATTCCATCAAATGTATTAAATATTTTTTTTACGAATTTTTTAGGTATTAAAGACTTCTCTTTTTCGTGCATTAATATTAATATTTCTTTTAAATTGAAAGTTAACGTATCATTTGGCAAATCATACTTTAATATAGTATCTCTCAAATAATTATTTCTACAAATAATTTGAACCATACTATTAATAGCACATGTTGCTCCAATATTTTCCAAACCTTGCATTAGTTTATTTAAATAATATATATTATAATATATTTATATCTAAATTAAATAGATAGTATGGTAAAAAAAAGTAAAGTAAATAAAAATAAGTCAAATAAAAGTTCTAAAGTGAAAATGTATTCGTCTTCTTTAAAAAAAGAGAAATTTAATATTTTTGAAAGTAAATCAGGTAATGATATTTCAAGATTTAAAAAGAATGGATTTTATGGTGCAATAGTTGGCAATATAATAGGTATTGCTATAACTGTAATGGCTTATATTTGGCTAACTAATTTAGAAAAAATTAATTGTGCTTGTAGTGAAAGTTGGATGCGTAAATATATTAAATATTACTTGATAGCATATTTAGCTATATATTCTTTAATGATAATAATTAATATTTCTATTTATTCTTTAGATTTAGAATTAAATAAAGTACATAATAATCCACTCATAATTGTATTTAATACAATAGTATCAGTATTTCAGTTATTTACTATACCAAATATAATAATAGTGATTATATTTATCGCTAAATTAAAAGAAATGAATTGTGAATGTAGTGAAGATATTAAACGCGAGGTTTATTGGGTATATAATATAGTTTTAGCATCAATAATTGGATTGGCCTTATTATTATTATTAATAACAGTTACTGGATGGAGTTTTTCTAATTCAAGAAAAAGTTAGTCTACTTCATCAATAGTCGGTTCTGTTGTGGGTTCTGTAGTGGGTTCTTGTTTTACATCCATTCCTTCTGGTGGTGCTTGACTACTATAAAGTTTTTGCATTAATGGGTTAACTTTTTCTTCAAGCTCTTTTTGCTTATTTTTATAAGTTTCAGCATCCGCGTCATCATTATCTTCAAGCCATTTAAGACCTTCTTCGATAATTGGATCCATTTCAACCTTGACTTCATCGAGAGTAGGTGGTGAATTTTCAGTCTTATTCATGGAATTTTTAAGATTATATAGATAGTTCTCAAGACCATTTTTAGTTTCAATTAGTTCTTTTTGATTATTATCTTCTTCCTTAAACTGTTCAGCTTTTTCGATCATTTCGTTAATTTGCTCTTTTGATAGACGCCCTTTATCATTTGTAATAGTAATGTTATTTGTTTTTTTAGTTGATTTTTCTTCAGCGGTAATATTCATAATACCATTTGCATCAACATCAAAAGATACTTCGATTTGTGCTTGTCCACGAGGCATAGGTGGGATTCCGTCAAGATGGAAACTTCCAAGAAGATTATTATCTTTGGTAAATCCACGCTCTCCCTCATAGATCTTAATGTCTACTCCTGGTTGATTATCGGCAAATGTTGAAAATACTTGTGATTTCTTTGTAGGAATTGTTGTATTACGTTCAATAATTTTAGTCATTACACCCCCTGCTGTCTCAATACCAAGTGAAAGTGGAGCAACATCAAGTAGAAGCAATTCATTTGTTTTGCTATTTCCTTGTCCAGTTAAAATAGATGCTTGAACTGCGGCACCATAAGCAACAGCTTCATCTGGATTCAAAGACTTATTAAGTTGTTTGTCATTGAAATATGAAGATAGTAGTTCTTGTAGTTTTGGAATACGTGTTGTACCACCAACGAGAACAATCTCATCAATATCACTTTTTCCCATCTTAGCATCTTTAAGAAGTTGTCCCAGCGGCTGAAGAGTGCGTTGAAATATTTTATCTGCAAGGGATTCAAATTTAGCACGCGATAGATTAGTATTGTAATCAACACCATCCATAAGGGAGTCTACTTCAATACCAGTAGTAGAAGATGCAGACAAATTCTTTTTAGCTTTTTCTGCAGCAATATTTAGACGTTTGAGTGCTCTTGCGTTTTCACGCACATCTTTCTTAAATTTCTTTTTAATATCATCGCAAAGATAGTCTACTATAAGATTATCAATATCAGACCCTCCCAAATGTGTATCACCACCAGTTGCTTTTACTTCGAAAATCCCACCATCAAGTGTTAGAATGGAAACATCATGTGTACCACCACCACAATCAAATACAAGAATATTTTTTTCATTTTTATCATCAGTTTTATCTAAACCATATGCAATTGCTGCAGCAGTTGGCTCATTAATAATTCTAAGAACTTCTAATCCAGCAATTGCCCCAGCATCTTTTGTAGCTTGTCGTTGTGAATCATTGAAATATGCTGGTACTGTAATAACAACTTTTTTCAATTCATGACCCAAATAAGATTCAGTTGTTTCTTTAAGACGCTGAATTACCATTGCAGAAACTTCTTCAGGATGAAATGTTTTATCTTCATTTTTATATTTTACGTTAATTAGTGGTTTATTATCTTTATCACCTGATACAGCAAAAGACCATAGTTTAATATCTTTTTGCACGACATCGTCAGTAAATTTGCGACCAATCAAACGTTTAGTATCATATACTGTATTCTTAGGATTCATAGTTGATTGATTTTTTGCCGAATCACCAACCAATTTTTCACTATCACTAAAAGATACATATGATGGGATGATTCTAGAACCTGTTTGAGTGTCTGGAATAATTTCTACTCTATCATTTACCCAAATAGCCGCGCAGCTTGTAGTAGTTCCAATATCAAAACCAGCAGCGATTTCATCTTCTTTACCCATAATTCTTGATTTTTCTATGCTTATTTATAGCAAAATATCTTTATATATTTTTTATAAAATTCATATTATATAAGGAAAAAATGCAATTTTAATTTACAATGGACACACTAAACAAAGAAGGTTTAGAAATAAATAATACTATAGATCTTAAAGATATTATTACTGTTGCTAAAATGAATGCTATTGAATCTTTAGCAACAGAATATTATATAAATATATATAAGAATAAATTAGAAAGCGGTACGTGTGAAGAAGAATTATTAACAATTTTATATAATGAAAGCAACAGTTTGGAAAAATGAGTACATAACTTCTTTTTATTTTGTTTTTTCTAAACTTTTATAATTTTTATAACTTTTAAAAGTTATGTACTCATTTTTATAATAAATAAATATATATTTAAAATATAAAGATAATTATAAAAATGGACCCTAATTTAAATAATACATTTGAATATGATAAACACGTTATTAATATAGACTCAACACAAGGTATAGATAATAATGGGGACAATTTTGGCTTTTATATAAAGTTTGATGAAGTTATTAAAAATGTTGTTGCGTTACAAATTATAAATGTGTCGGTAGTTATAGATGATACCTCACCTGTAAGAACTATTACCCAACCCACACAAGAATCAATAACAGAAGATATTAATAGTGGAGATAATAATATTAAAACTAAAACGACAATTAATACATCTATTATGATAAATTATAATTCAGATGGTAGTACTGTTGATACACATACTATAACAAACAAAATAGAAACCATAAATATATCTGAAGCAAATACTATAAGTGAAGAAACTACTACTACTGTTGATGTAAATACAACAAATGGATTATATATTGTAAATAAAGATAAATTCTATATAACATTAAATAATATCGATAGAGGAATATCATATATTAAAAATAATAGTAATAATTTTAATATAGTAAAATATTTAGAAATGGTTAATTATACGGGAATTAAATCTGAATCAAATATTGGAACAAGTACATGTAGCTTTCTAGAATCTTCAACACATATGTTTAATCCCATTATTCAAACTTTAAATAGATATGATGTATCTATCAAAGATACAAATTTTAATAATATTCTCAAATCTAAATTAGCATCTTTAAATATTACATTATGTCTCTATTCAATTAAAAAAAATATAACATAAAACATATATAAGAATCATATGCGTTTTCTAAATAAAAATGAAACTTAATATTATCAATAATTATAAAGCTATCTACTATAATTTATTAGTAAATTTCTATTTAATTATTAATACTTTTATACCCCTGTATGATGATGTAGTAATTAGTATGCACAACGAAACAACAAAACATTTATATAATTTTAAAAATATTAAAAAACTTAGGATGATTGAACTATTAAATGATTTGAAAAATAAAGATAAAATACTTTATGATGATGAAAAAAAAATAATATCTATTGAATATAATTATGATGATTATTTATTATCAGAAAATGAAGAAATATGTTATGAAGATTCTGATAACGAAAAATGTGAAGAAGATTCGGGTAAAGAAAAAAGCGATGAAGATTCGGATAAAGATATAACTAATATAATCAAAGATTTAATAAAAAAAATTAGCTAAAATATTTTATAGTTAATTTTTGTTTCCATACTCTTTTTATAAAATCTTCTTCATCCACTTTTCCATAACATTCACTTTTGAGACGTTTTTTAACATCATTTTTAATTGTTTTTTCAATATAATTTTCATATAGATTTATATAATAAAGGTTTTCTTCTGCTCTTTCAGTATTTTTTAATAATATATGATTTCTTATATATTCAGAATATAAGAAATATAAATTTGTATCAATACTTCCTGTAACAAAACCATCTTTATTATTTATTGAAAAACATTCATTTTTATTTAATATTATTTTTATTATATTGAATTTTTCTTTTGTTTCATTATTTATTATAGATATTTCATAGTAAGGATATGTATTATGATCACTTTTATTTTCGTGATTAATAGAAATATTATACAAATTATTTTTTAAATTATTTTTTAAATTATTTTTTAACATTTTAAATACATCATCCTTTGTTTTATTGTATTCGTTTGATAATATTGTAATATATATAGAATCTTTATTTAATTTATAGCAGTAATTAGCATTTTTATTATATAATTTTAAAGGATAACTATCTATAATTGGATACTTTTTTTGTTTTATATAATTTATTAATTTTAATATTACTTTTTGATGTTCATCATTATTACACATACACTTTTTCTTTAAATTTATTTTTGATGTTGGATAGACTTGATTTAAAATGTTTAATCTTCTATATATTTTCTCCCATCTCCACCCTGATTGTTCTGGTCTCGCTAATTCAAAATATAAATTTTGTTTCATATATTCCAATGGTATTATTTTATATTTATCTTTGTAATGCTTGAGAGTTTTTTTTTTATTTGAATATTTTAGTAATGTATTATATTTTACTTTGCTAATTTCTGTTATATCGAAAATTTGCTTACCATATACATATATTTTAAATGTACCATCGTGATTTGCTTTTTTTATTTTAACATATTTATACTTATTACTTTTAATTATTTTTGCAAGTTCAATAGAATCCTTTATTGGATTTACAGAATAACAATCTATATCATTAATAGTATAATCTTTATAAAATCTATATTTTTTTGGTAAAGCAAGATTTATAACAAGTCCACCATATAATATTAATTTTTTCTTAACAACAAAATCAGATATTATGTTTATTACATCATTGAATTCATTATACAATATCTTCATTTGTTTTTCCTCTATTTTATCAATTATACCATCTATAGCATTCGACGCACTTAATACCATATCTAATTTAAACAGATAAAAATTAATTAATCTCCTCATATTCTTTAAATTCAAATTTAGGCATTATACTTCCAACTTGTGTATAATGTTCTGCTTCGGATAATTCAGTTCCCTGTGCATTTGATGAACCCATTATAACTGGTTTAACAACTTGTTTTGTACCATATGAACAAATATTTGGTATGTAATTATACTGTTTTCCTCTATATTGTTGTTTGTATAACAACGGATTATATACTCTATTACCTTCTACATATCGTTTGTCTCTTTCAATATGATTGTAATTATTCATTTTACCAGTTGCACTATTATAAACTTGATGGCCTGTTTTTTCAGAAGAATCTTCAGTATTTTCTAATTCCGATACAACATTTTTATCATTAGTTTTACCATCATCTTCTGTACTATAAGGTTTACATTGAGAACTATCCTTATCATTAAGAGAAATATTAATATTAAAAATATTTTCACTTTCTTTCATAATGTCAGATATATGTTTTTCACTATTCATATCATCTTCGGAACCAGCTGTTCTACTATTAGTAGTTGATTTTGTGTGTAATGCTATGGGTGTTTGTAATGCTTTCCTCTTGATAATGTCCCGTCTTTTTAATTCATTAGCAATTAATCTTAATTCATGAAGTATAAAATTATTTTGAAATATTTCTAAAAGTTTTCTATTTGTCATCACATATTCATTGATTACATCTTTTTCAAACTTACCATAATTATCGTGCATTAAAAGAGCTTTAAACAAATAATCATTATATTGCAAATATACATAACATTGTTTTAATGGTACTATCATTTTAACAGGTATTACCTTATTTAGTTGTTCTTCATATATTGGTTTTAATTTATCAATTAATTTAGTATGTGCTATATGTGTTACAAGACCTGGTTCAACATCGTTTGATTGTAATTTTACAATCATTTTATATTCTGTTGAATTATATATTTTCATTTTTAGTTTTTCATCATTACCTACTTTATCAAAAAACTCTTGCATATTTTTATTTAGTTCATCAGGATTTGGTTGGCGATCCAATATATCTTTATAAATGTCGATTATAACATATTCGTTTATTTTATTATCACTAATAGATGTTGGATTATCATTATATTTAACATCATCATATGGTAAATATGTATCTTCAATCGGATCCAATATAGTTTTTTCTAACGCATCTCCGCTTTGACGATAATACATATAATTTGTATTCATACTTAATTCTGCATTTGACATATCTGTTTTATATGAATCAGTTGCTGAATAAGTATTACTCGAATTTCCAGATGTAATATCTGATGAAGTGGTATATGAAGAATCTAAACCATTTTTTTTAATATAATCTGCATTTAAATCAAAATCAGCATTTTCTCTACCTAAAGATACAATATTATATAAATCATAATATGGTTGATAATATACTTCATCTATAGTGATATATGAATCATACTTTAAATTTGTATCACCTTTCATATTTGAAGCTTCGCGTCGCGTAAATTCTATTATATTTTCACCATCTATATCAACAAAATAATTCGCTTTTACCTTGGATTCTATTTTAAGTTTAATATCATTATTTTCAATTTTATTATAATTGCTAATAACATAGTCTTCTGTTTCACTACCTAATTTACGCCATCTCATTCCAATATCTAAATAAATTTTATTTTCATTATAAGGTTTGAAAAATCTACCTTCTACATCAATATAAGTATCATATGATATATTTCTGATATTTATAATATCTAAATCATCTTCTGATATTATAATAGGATATACATATTTATATTTTAAAATATCATATAATTTTTCATTATTTATCTTATCACCATATGGTTCTTTATTACCAGTGTACATCCATTTTAATCCAATAGTTTCATCTGTACTAAATTTTTCAACATTATAATTATAAAAATGCTTTTTAATCCATTTATTGAAATATAGTGCTAAAATTATAAATATGAATGTTAAAGCAGCTACTGTAACAAATAATTTTTCCATGGCTCTCTATATTTAATAATAATAAAAAACAACTAATATTATATAAGATTATGACAAGTTAAATAATTTAATAATGATGAATCGAAAAAGAAAATTTAATGATATTGACGATGATGAAGATTTAATTTCTAAAGTAAGCGATTCAAATATTTATATATTAAATAATCATATATATTTTTCAGATAATATTTCACAAAAATCAGCATTCCAATTATGTAAACAACTTAGAATTATAGAAACCAGTCTTAAAATGGAAGCAATTGCAAACAAAACAGATCCAGAAATATATTTACATATTACAACCAATGGTGGATGTATTAGTTCGGCATTTACAATTATTGATTGTATGAATAATCTTGATATACCTATTAATACTGTTATTGACGGTGATGTATCATCCGCTGGTACTATTATTAGCATTCACGGTAATAAAAGATTCATTAATAAAAATGCATATGTCCTCATTCATGAATTACGTTCTGGTTGTTGGGGAAAATTAGCATATATCGACGATACTTATAAAAATTGTATTAAAATCCAAGAACATATCAATAAAATATATTTAACAAAAACAAAAATTACGAAAAAAATGTTGAATAATCTTTTAGTTAAAGATGTGCAATTTAATTCAGATGAAACAATTGCAATGGGTATCGCAGATGAAATTTATAAAGGTCAATAGTTGTATTTTTTCTTTTTATATAGTAATAATGAATAAAGTATTTTTTACAGATTTATATTTAAATATATATTTACATACATTAATAATATTTTTCGCTCTTTTTACATCACTCTCTGTATTATTAGACAATAGTTATAATATATTATTTAGAATAATTTGCGTTATTGTATTAATATCAACAACATTCTTAATATTAAAAAAAGAAACATTCTTACCATTTATGGGAACTACTTTTATCCCTGATTCATTATTCGCAGATCCTAATTATCCAATGGGTGCTAATTTAATTTATACAATTGATATGAATAATTATGAAGATGATACTAAAGTTATATATTGGGCTTCAAATAATACTGGACAAACTATTAGTAATCCATATGATGCTTATACAGGATACAATAATGCTGGTATAGCTGTTGTTAAAAATGGTTTTGTCGATATACGTATATTTTGTCCTGATAAATATAAAGTTAATAAAACCTTTAATGTAATTTTAAATAAACATTTTCATTATAGAATAATAAATAAAAATTCTGGATTTATTGGACCCATTGAAACATTCTATGTAGATTGTTAAATATTAAATTTGTAAGTTTTTATTAAAAAATGATTAAGTTTATATATATATATTATTAAATATAACATGTCTATATTTGGATTTAGTATTCAACTCGAAGTATCAAACATCTTCAATAACCTTGAAGAAAAACTTGAAATAACATATGACAAAAATAATATTAATGAACTCAAACAATCTATTTCCAAAATAGATGATATGTTAAAAATTATTGATAATGCATTGATGGAAATGGAGTATCGTGGTAAAAGCGATGCTCATTTTAATTATTATGATAATTTCGCATCTAAATATGGAGAAACTCTAATGCTTAAAGAAAGCGAATATATTACATTTGATTTAGACGGATATACTGTTAAAACTCTATCTGGAGACCATAAAAGAACGTGGGTTTATGAACACGAACTATCCTTATTTAAAGATAAATTGTGTGAAAAAAAAAAAATAATAAATTATCATATTACAAACTTAGATGTTAAGGAATGAATTTCACTCACATTATTAAGACATTGATAGCAATTATCAAATAATCTATATTCTCTATTTTTAATAATTTCTTCATGAAAGTAATAAATACCTATTGATGAAAATATATGCCATAATTGATGGCTATTTCCAATTATATCAAACTTATTTATAAATAAAATTTCAGGTATTTTAGTTAAATATATTGCAAACCCAATTATAAAATATATTAAAGATTCTGAAAAATCATATATTATTATTATATTAATATTTCCATTTGTTATTATATATATATATATATAGCTTAATGGTATGAATATATTATATAAACCATAATATACTAATATATAATCATATATTTTTATTACATTAAATTTAAGCAAAATAACTGAACCAACACCTAAATATATTGTAGATAATATCATAAAATAATGTCTAATATTATCATAACACCAAAACCAATAATAATTTACTAAAATATTAGATATTGTAATATTTAAAATAATAGAATACAAATCTAATTGTAATAATAATAAATAATTGTTTTCAGAATATGGCATATATACATGATATACTATTGATATAAAAAAACATAATGCAGCTATAAAATCATATAATAATATTACATTATCATAACTATTATTTTTAATTATTATATGTAAAAAATATAATAGACTTAATAAATGTGTCCAAATATTAATACTTTCATTATGAATTTTTAAAATACTTATAAAGTAATTTGAACTATTATTATTCTGTTCTCTATATCCAGATAATATATATTGTTTTTTGGTCCATGTTGGAATATTATTTTCCATATTTCATAATATTATATATAAATCTAATATAATTCTTATTATATAATGAATAATGAATTTATTAAAGTTTAAATTAATAAATTGTAAATTAAGTAATTATAAAAAAATAAAAATTAAATATGGAGAATATAGAATATTTTTAAACGCTAATTCTCATAATATTAATAATGAATATATCCTTGAATATCTTAACAATACAAATTTTATTTTAACTGTATATGACTATAATAATATAGTCATATATAATGAAATTATTTTCAAAATTAATGCAAATCATCATTGTAATAATGAATTAGAATATTATTATGAAAAAATAACTTATTAATATTATAAATAATGTGTAACAAATTGGTTACTTATATTTTTAAGGTTATTATGTACGACAATTTTTTTATTTTCATAATGACTAATATAACTCGACCATAGTAAATTCAATGAATCTGATATTAAATTATATTTAAACATAGAATAAAGTATAAATTCTGTTTCTTTATCTATATTCTTAACGCAATAAATTTTATATTTATCCTTAGAAAAAATATTTTCATATTCATTGGTTAAATCTCCAAAAATTACTAATTTTTCCTTATTAAATATTTCTAAGGCTTTAACATAGAAATCTTTATTATAATTACTGTTATAATCTATTGCAACCAGATCTTCGTCCTTTGTATTTTTTCCAAAATATTCTATGATATCTCTATATTTGAAATATGCAGCATACATCAAATCTTCATTTTTGTATACTATATTTGTTATTATTTCTTTAATATCGTTATCAAATATTCTATTATAATTTAATAATTTAATATTATCCATACCATTATCATTATCATTCACTGATATAAATTTAATCTCATCATATTTGTCACTTGAATAAGTTTTAAAAACATTTTTGAATATTGTATTTAAATATTTATTATCATCTTTTTTTATTAACACCTTTCTTTTGATTTTAGAAACTTTTTTAAATATATATATTTCTGCAATCTGAAATAATTGTTCACCAATGCTACCATTCAAATCAATTGATATATATGTATATTGTTTCATCTTATAATTTGATACTCTTATCTCCTTAAATATTATAATTAATATAAGATGTTTTATTATTTTTGTCATATTCAATATTAGCTACAATATCCATACTATCTTTAATAATATCAATATGTGACATTATAATAACCCCACTAAAAGTATTAAGCAAATTTTTAAGAAATTCTGGAACAATAGATAGATTTTGCTTATCACACGCTATAAAACCTTCGTCTATAAATATTTGATCACATTTAGTATTCGAATATAAGCTCATTCTCAATGCAAGTGATATAATGAATTTTTGAAATCCTGAAGCTTGATTAATTGATATAGTTTGTTGGATATTATCATTTGTAATATTATTAATTAGCCAATTTATATGTATTATATCTTTTGTATCATTTATGATATAATCTAACTTAAATTTCTTGGTATTTTCATGACACAAATCTTTGATATAATTATTTGTATTATCAATTAATGCTTTTAATATATGATTTTTATATAAATTTATACGATAATCTTTGAAATTACTAATTATTATATCAAGTATTGTAATAATATCATTAATTTTTTCCAATTCTTTATTATAATAATTATAATTCTCCCTATTTTTAATATTATAATTATTTTGAGTTTTTATTTTGGACAATTCTTCTGTTATGATTTTTATATTATTGTTATTTTCTTCGATTTTATCTATTATTTCAGTCTTGGATATTACCTTATCAACTATCTCAATACAATTATTATTTACAATTTTCTTTTTTTCATATGATATAATTTTTTCTAATTTAACATATCTTAATGCTTTTATTATATTATTATTTATATCATACGTACACCATTTATCATAAGACATTTTCAATTCATTTAGTTTAATTATTCTAGGATCAATAAACTTTTTGAATTCTATATTATTACAATATATGTGTTTTTGATTTTCAATATATTGTATTGTCTTTATACTTTCAACATATGCATTATATTCGTTATATTTTACATAATCATTATATAATATATTAACATTCATATTAAAATCATTGATATCTTTATTAATATTTTCTAATAATTCTTGGTTATTTGTTTTTTTTTCATTATTATTTTTAATTTTTATAATAATTTTATTTATTTCATTTGTTATATTACTACTTTTATTGTAATATTCATTATATAATGACCATTCATTATATAATATTGTATTATCTACTATCATCTTGTAATTTGTATTTTCATTATATAAAACTATATAATCATGATTGGTATCAATATAAATATTATCATATAATAATGTAATTTTATCTTTTAGATATTTGATATCTTTATCTAAGACTTGCATTCTTATTACCCATGGTCTCTTACAACAAAATTTGCATTTATGATCATATTCATTATCTTTATTATTTTTAAGTTTACTTAATTCATTTTCTAAATTATATAATTCTGTATTTAAAGAATCTATTTTATCAAGCTTATCATAACAATTACTAAGTATTTCATTATTGCTATTAATTTGAGTTTCAATATTCTCAATATTATTAGTTAATTCTACTGTTTCATCATATTCTTTTTCTGGTTTTTGTACACTAATTAAATCTTGACGGATTATATATAATTCTTGTAATTTTTTATCATTTTCAATATATGTATGGTTGTAATTATTTAAATCTATATTAATTTTATTTTTGATATCGACTAACTTTAAGTAGCTATTATAAGATATAATACTTGATAAATCACGATTACTTATTATACATTTATTATTATTAATAAATACTATAATTGAATTTATTGAATCTTCACTTTTAAATATTACATTAATATCATGTAATATTTCATCATATTTTCGCAAAGGCTTATCTATTTTTTTAAAACCTTTATTGTGTATATTTTTTATTTCATTACTTATATTATCTAAATGATGCTCTAATTCTTCAATTGTCAAATCTAATTTTATTGATAACTTATAATTATCTAAATATTCAGATTCTGTTAATATATATTCATAATCACATGGTTTTTCACAATATTCAGGTAATATAATATCATTTTTATATTGTTTAGAATATTCAATTATTTCACTATAATTTATATTTATGAAATGCTGTTTTAATTTTAAGAATTCATCACTTATATCATTATAATATTTATCATCAATAAGTTCCATATAAACATACGTATTTGTTAATAGTTCTTTATAACTATCATCGTATATATCAATATTAATTTTATTATTTTTTTTCATCAACTCGTCGTAAGTTTCTTTGTATTTTATGAGATTATCTGATAATTCATTATTTGTATTTACATCTACATTATCATTTGATATTATATGTTTATATACATCACGCTTGCTCTCTATTATTTTTTTATAATCTTTATACTTATTTAATGATAATTTTAAGAAATTAAATAATTCATAAATTTCATTAATATTTGAAGCTTTATCAATTATAGCTGTACAATCTTTATAATCCATTCTTAAAATATCATTATCTACCACTTGTGTTATCATAGAACATGTTAGGAATTCTTCTAATGTTCCTATATTATCTTTAATAAACTCATTACATGCATTATTTTTACTAATAAGAGTTTTTTCATAATTTTTATCATATCTATATATCTCCGTATTGTTCTTTGTAGATGTATTAAATGTTCTTCTAATATTATATTTAATACTATTAATTAATATATCAATTGAAGTAATTGCTTTATTATGCTTATAATTGATTATACTTGTTTTAGAAAGTTGTGATTGTTTATCTTTTGTTACAATACCCCATATCGCCAATGTAATAATATCATATATTGCAGATTTACCAGTACCATTATTACCACATATTAACAATGTATTATTAATAGCATTTGCAAAATTAATCGAATTACCAGATTCGTAACAAAATAGGTTGTCCCATTCTAAATATTCTATACGAAATGGATATTTGATACCGTTATCACCATTAGATTTTGTATTATTATGATATATTTTAATTAATTGTGAAATATCTTTGTTTTTTTTGTTACAATCGTTAATTAATTCATCTGGGCAATTATTGTTATCAAATAATAATATTTCATTGTTTTTAATTATTTCAACAGCTTTATTATAATATTTTTGTGGTAAGATAGATTGTAAATACTCAATAAATGTATCTGTATTTACATATAAAGTATTTTTAGTTTCTTCGGATTTTATTTTTTTAACAATTTTATTGATTTTAGATTTATGTTTAATATCATAACAATTTAATAGAGAATATAATTTTTCACTCATTTCTAATGATAATTCTGCATAACAGCGTAATTCTATATTTTCTGGAAAATTATCATATTCAATAACATCTTTTAGTAAATTATCATATTTTCCACGTTTTCTAATATAAATTTCATTATCATTAGTTATAATATTAATATATCCATATGGATTATATACATTTACATATTCTATTGTACTCGATTTGATATCCCATATCATATAACCATGATTTATTACATCTTCTCCGTAATTTTGTTGTATTAGAGAACCTGCATAACCCCATAACATATCACCATACATTCCTTTTTGTCTGAGATGAATATCACCTAATAAAGCAAAATCAAATTCTGATATCCATTCGAAAGGATATGGATTAGTACTATTTAATACATTATTTCCATTATATAATTTTACATTTGCAAATGTACCATGAAATAGAGCTACTTTTTTGTTAACTTTACTTGAAATTAAAGGAAAATTAGGTAATTTTTTAAGACGCCCTACAGTAGCTGTATTATCTAATGTATCATCAATATTAACATATGAAAATCCAATATCATCAATAATAAAGGATTGGGTGTATTTTAATATTCTTAAATTATCAATTTCAATTGTAGATGATATTAATGAAGGTTGATCAATTTCATTTTGATTTCTATCATGATTTCCATGAAATATAATTGTTTTTCCAATATCTGTTAAACCTTTAACAAATTTATTATAAAGCTCTAAACCATAATTACCAATTACATTTTTATTATGAAATATATCTCCACTTACAATAATTAAATAATCATCATATGATAAATTATATTTTGATATACTATTTTGCAATGATTTAAATAAATTATCAAAAACATAATTATATTCTTCGTATCTTGAAGTTTTCTTATCACCATTTCTAATATGTATATCGGAAATATGAAATAATTTCTTCATTATTTATATAAAAATAATTAATTCTAATATCATTTTTTATCAATATATTTCATTATTATTACATCAATGATTAAATTTTAGTAATTTAATACATTCAATTATATATTAGAAAAAACTATGAATTTTTATTGCTCTGAAATGATAATATACTTTGATGTACTTGTATTGAAGAAGCTGTTTCGCGTGATTTATATTTAGATATATATTTATTTGTACATATATTATGTAACACATCAGCTACTTTGAGTAATATTATTGTAGCATTATAAAATAACTCATCTATATTTTCCATTTTAGTTGTAATATCTGGCTCTGCAAAATCAAAATATAACAAACAATGATATAATTTATTTACTGATTTATAATACACTGAATTTTTATTGAATATTCCAGAATATCTAAATATGTTACAGAAACCAATAATTATAGTCATATAATCAAAAAAATCTCCCGTAACATAATTTGCATATACTGCTTTTATATTTTCATATTTTTGAAACTCTATAATGGGTATATACATGCTTTCTACTTCAAATTCTTCAGGTTCGTCCTCGCTACCAACTCCACCAATCTTAGCATTTTGATATTTTTCCCCATATAATTTCTTTATTTTATCTAAAAATTCTTTTGTATCTTTATTTTCATCTTGTATTATTATATTACCTGGATTTAATGAGAAATCATCATATATAATTAAATTAACTATTGTCTTAATATTTTTGATTAAGTCATCATATAATTCTTTTTTATTTTCTGGTGCGATTTTTTTTTTTTTAATGTTTATTAAATTCTCATTAAAATATATATTCACAAGTAAATCCAAAAAATTTTTATCACATATTTTTTTAATACCATCAATGAAATAAGTTTCTTTAGATTTAACATTACTTTTAACTATAAAATTGAATACATTTGGAGTATTCCATATATTATGTTTTTTTGATACAAAATCTAAAGAATGTGCAAAAGCATTCAAATCATATACAATACATTTATCTTCGGGTATTATATTAATATTATTATTATATTCTCTTTCAACCGATAGTTTACCAAGTGTTAAAACATCAAATTTATAGTTAATGCCACCGCGTTTTTTTACTTTCATTATTACTATATTATTTTATTATATTATATAATGGAGTATTTGTGCAATTATTATGTCCTGGTTACCATATTTATTTAAAGAAATATCATCTTTGTAATTTATACCATTTATTAAATATTTATAAATTATATTATAAGTACCAATAATATTATAAGTACCAATAATATAATTAGTTATTATCTGGTTGTGATTTTTTAATGCATTAGTTAATTCATTAAAAAATAACGAAGATTTTATATAATTAAATATATAAATATAATATTATTATATATATAATATGATAAGATTATTGTTTATATTAATTAATATATTAAACTTTATAAATGTTACAAATACTTATCCTATTGGTATAGGTCCAAGTAAATTTAATGGTGGAAGTAATTATAATAAAAATAATATTTGTTATTTGAATTATAATAATGCATATAGTTCTTTCTATAGTTGGAAAAAAAATAGCGATGAAATATATCATAAAAAAATATTAGACGATACATTATGGTTGAATAAAAATAGATTTATCACATCAACCGTATTATTAGGTATCTATAATAGCGATGATATAAATAATGTTTTGAATTATATTTGTTTTATGCGTAAAACTTCCCATAATTCATATAAAATTCTTAATATATTTTCAAATCCTATTAACAATTTATTAGAAGACGAAGTACTGTTTAATAATTTAATATGTTTTTGTAATGATAATAATGCTATGATTGATTTTGAAAATTTAAAAAAAATTAATAATTGTAAATATTATTATACATATATATATAAATATATTTTTTGATTTTAATATATTATATATTCGTTTTTTTGGATTTTTAAGTAAAAAAATAATTATTATGATAAATACTAAAATACACACGCTTTCTATTGACCACAATGTCTAATGGATGGGTCAAAATTATTGGAATATATTTGCACATTTTTAGTAACTACCTTGTCTATTGGAATGTCTTGCCGAACGTTTAGAAATTTTACGAGGACGTCCTTTTTTCTTGGGACTTTTAGCAACTTTATTTTTAACACATCGTCCAGTAGCTGGATTTCTATGTTGATCTTCTTTGCAAGGTTTAGGAGATTTCTTTTTAGTAGTGGTTTTTTTAGGTGCTTTCCATTTACCCGCAGCAATCATGGCCGCTTCAAAATTTTTTACTTGAACAAATTTACCATTTTTTTTCATGTATAATTTTTTTGTAGGTGCACCATATACCTTTTTATAAATTACTCTTTCCTTACCACAAACAGACTTTTTATCAATTGGTTCATATGCTTTTTTGACACTACCCCCAGTTATAGAACTCATTTATCTATAATTATAATAGAAAAAAAAACGCATTTAATTTTTTTTATTATTTTTAATACATCTATTAGTTAATGGATTGAGAACTTTACCTTCTTCACATTTCTTTTCAGGTTTACTTAGTGGATTTTTACGCACCTTATTTATTGTTTTAATTTTAATACATCTATTAGTTAATGGATTGAGAACTTTACCTTCTTCACATTTCTTTTCAGGTTTACTTAGTGGATTTTTACGCACCTTATTTAT